CGAGGGTGACTTCTGGTTCATCAAGAACTACAACGGTGTTGACGCTACCTGTATCGTCGCTGGTAACGGCAAGACGATTGATGGTCAGTCCAGCATCACACTAGACGTTCCAAACGCTGCTATCAAGGTCGTTTACGATTCTACAATGGGTGGCTGGTTCATCTTCTGATAACTGCTTAGTTTAATTCTAAGGGGGCACCTCTTCGGGGGTGCCCCCTTTTCATTTTGTTAGTTCTCAAACGGATTCGTGCTACTATTTACGAGTGCTTACATTGGAGAACAAAAGAATGAAAATAAGCAAGAATGTTAAGATTGGAATCACAACCAAATGTGATGAGAATTTATTTGGTAATGGACTGAATCAGAACGTCTGGTTCCTCTATAGACTATTGCAGGGTGCCGGTTATGATGTAAACTTGGTGTCCGAGTCAAACAAGCATCACGGTAAGAAGTTAATAACCCAAGACATCCTGCCCCTAACTGCTGAGAACATCAAAGATTACGACATGATTATGGAGTGTGCCTTTGCTCTTGAGAACAACACGGCAGATGCTCTTCTTAAGAGTGGCGGTGTAAGAATCGGAATCCAGTACGGCAACCGCCTCCTAATCGATCTTGAGAACATGTTATTTAAACCCAAGAACGGTGGAATTGGTAAGAAAGACATTCACGAAATCTGGTGCTCTCCACATTTTGAATTCTCAATCCCAGCATTGGAGATTCTAGAAAAAACAGAGATGCATGTGTGTCCCTATGTTTGGAGCCCTGACGTTGTTACGCACACCTACATAAACCACAAAGTTGATCCATTCTTCAAGCCTTCGACAAATGTAAACAACATCTCTTTCTTTGAGCCCAACCTCAACATTGTAAAGTCTTGCATGATTCCTTGCATCATAGCTGAAGACCTTTACAACAGAAAGCCAGAGTTGATAAACGACATCTACAACTTTGGGTCTCTCAAGCTCGCAGAGCACAAAACCTTCCTCTCGATGGTAAGTAAATTAAACATCAAGAGAGATAAGAAGATCTCTTTTGAAGGTCGTTACAAATTAGTGTGGGCTCTGCATAAGCAGTTTGCAGGCACAATCGTTAGTCATCACTGGATGAATGGATTGAATTACTTACAGCTTGAGGCTATGTACTTTGGAACACCCATCGTCCACAACTCCGAATTCTTCAAAGAGCACGGCTACTACTATCCAGAATGGGATGCTAAAGAGGGCTCTCGACAGCTACAGCGCGCAATTGAGACGCACAAGGAAACTTACCTCAGTCAGCGAGAGAGAGATAGAGAAAAGCTATGGGAGTTTCACCCCGACAATCCCAAGAACATCCAGGGCTATGTTGATCTAATTGAGAATGCTCTTGCGAAGCATTTGAAGAAATAAGTAAACAAAACTAGTTATTGAGAAAAAGGATTATAAATGGCTTATAACATTTTAAAAGACGATGTTGAATTTAGTGGCGTAAATCTCGGAAACATCGAGGACATGATAAACGATCACGCTGATCAGACAGTCGGAGGCACCAAGACATTCTCCAACATGGTCACAGCTTCAGCCGGCATGTCTGCCTCTGTTTATTACGGAGACGGAACCAACTTGTCGGGAATCAGCGCTTCTCCCGGCGGTGCCGATGGGTCAGTGCAATTCAACACCTCAAGCACCCTAGGTGGTAATGGAAATTTTACCTATGACGGCACAAATGTAACAATCGTGGGCGCACTATCTGCTTCCTTCCTTTCAGGTTCGGGACAGAACATCTACAACCTGACTCCCGCTAACATTAACGGAACCCTAAACGCAAGTCAAATAAACCTTGGTCAAGGGCTAGAGGATGACTCTAATAACATAAGAGTGAAATTAGATAGTAACCCAGGTCTTTCCAGAGCCAACTCAGGAATTAAGGTTGCTGCCTCTGGTCTTGCAGATGCAGGAGCCTTGAATAATACTGACTTATTCATAGTCGATCAGAGCGGCAACAAGAAAGCCACCGCCCTACAAATTTATAATTACATTGATGGAAAGATTACAATTCCAGTAGTGGCTGGAGCCGATGAACAGATTCAGTTTAACGATTCTGGCGATCTCGGAGCTTCTTCTAATTTAACTTTTAATTCTACCACCAACACATTAACAACAACGCAAATTTCAGCATCGTCTCATGTTTCATCGTCAATTTATTACGGTAGTGGGCTAGGCTTAACTGGTGTAAGCAAGATCGGCTTTAATTCCTTTACAGCTAGTTTTAATGTAACCCCACAACAGAGCATTGCTGCGATTAGCACATCTGGCTCTGTCGTCACAGCATCTCTGAGTGCAGCTAACAATTATGACGTAGCACAAGCCATTACGTTCAAGGACATAGCAGGGAGCGCTTCTGTTAACAATCTTGTTATAGAACCATCTGGCTCTCAAACAATTGATGGAAGTAGCACTGGAGTCAAGATAGAATTAAATTATGGCTCAGTAACAATTGCATCAGATGGTGTGTCTTCCTTTTACATAATAGGGACAAACTGATGTCGAATCTAAGTTTGGTAAATGGGACTTGGGTTCTTGGGCAGGCTGCCGGCTTTCCAGATTGGCGTGTCGTCAACCTAAGCGACGGAACTTGGTCGAGCAGCGACCCAGGCGGAAATGCGCGAACCTCTGGAGTTGCCACCCTTGGAACAAGTACGACTGTAACTTGGAACGCTTTTACTGCTGGCACTAGTGATTCTATTGATGGTGCGACCTTTGATGGATTACGCTATTATATACCTCTCACTTATGCAGACGGAACTGCGGTACAAGTTGCCGATGCCGGCGCTACGATTGAAATGTGGGTAGACACCCCTAGAGTAATAGGCTCAGCGAGGACTCAATTTTCTCTTGGGATCTCTGAGGATCCAACCAACACTAGCAACAACACGAGTAAAATGAGTGGATTATATTGGTCATCAGACCAGAATAATAGTTATAATTACATAGGACAGATCAGAACCAGCGCCAGCCCTCTTACTAATTTTAACACAGATAATCAATACGGCTATGGGCGCTGTGGTTTGGTTAAGGGAAATGGAGGCTACGCAACCGGCTGGGCTATCAAGACAGATGGAACTGAATCTGGAATCAACCAAAGAGCTTTGGTAGATTACACTGGGACTCTTTACATGCAGATTAACATAGGCGCTACCTCAACGCGCGTCATAAGCAACGGTCAGACAAATGTTTGGTCTGCTTTTTATCGAGTTTTGAAGACTCCCATAGGACCAGAAGGAAACAGACCATGACAATAAACAACAAGAACATAGAAAAATCTGAAGCGATTAGTGAAAGTGAAGAGGTGTTACTCGTCAGAACAGAGTGGAACAAAGCAGTCTGGGATAGCGTGAAAGCTGAAATTCTAGAGCGAATCTCCAACGGACAGACTCCAGTTTTAGAAACACACTTACAACAGTTGGGTCTATTTGAAGTTGTTGAGTTCCTAGCAACAGAATAGATAACATAAAATCTGCTCTATTGATGTCGTTTAGTTAAAAACGATGTCTTTTACTAGTTACAGTTACTATTTAATTTGAAAACCATCATCATAGGAGTTTTTGTTAATGTCCTCGTTATTAGAACAAGCAATCGTAGACGCCAAGGCGTTGAAGGAAGCCGCAATGAAAAATGCGGAAGCCACAATCATAGACAAGTATTCAGAAGAAGTCAAGTCAACCCTCAACCAGCTATTGGAGCAGGATGAGCTTGATGCTCTTCTCGGTGGAGAAGATGCACCTTCTCCCGACGCTGAAGCCACAATGGACGAAGAAGTCGAGAAAGACGAAATCGCTGAGGGCGTCCCTGATGCCTTTACAGAAGATGTCGCAGAACTAGGTGGAGTAAACGAGGGCGACGACGCCCAAGTAACAATCGACTTTGCAGAGCTTGCTGAAGCTCTCAAGGAACTTCGCGAAGGCGTTGAAGAAGAAGAGACTCTAGACGAGGAAGAAGAGAAAGAAGAAGAGCCAATGGATGAAGAGTTGGAACTTGATGAAGACTCCATTATGGAAATGGTTGCTTCTATGCTCTCCGATGATCCTTCTGCCGCAGAAGAAGAGGCTGACGCCGATCAGATGCAAATGGCTGGTCTTGAAGAAGCCGAAGAGGAAGAAGAAGTTATGGAAGAGGGTGAAGACGAAGAACTTTACGAAGAACTCTCCGACGATCTCCTCGATGCAATCGTAGAAAAACTTACCGTAGACATGGGTGCTTCGCTCTCTGGTTGGGCAGGTCGTTCCTCTGAGGACACCAAACACCAGATGGAGCTTGAGTTGGCGAAACGCCGCAGCACCGACATGGAAGAAGAACTAGATGCGCTAAAGCAAGCGCAAGAAGAACTAGTCTTCGAGAACAAGAAATTAAAAGAAACACTTTCCAACTACCAACAGGTAGTAGGATCACTTAAGGAGAATGTGCAGGATGTAAATCTTAGTAATGCACGACTCCTTTACACCAACCGCACGCTAGGAAATACCTCCCTGAATGAGCGACAAAAACAAACAATTGTCGAAGCGATTTCTAAAGCTGGTTCGGTTGAGGAAGCAAGGACAATCCACGAGACACTTCAAAGCACAGTGTCGGCTGCTCCTAAGAGCAGACCACAATCACTAAGCGAAGCTATCAACCGTCCAACTTCCATTATCCGTGCATCTCGTAAGGAAGAGCCAAAGGCTGATCCGTTTACAACGAGAATGCGTAAACTAGCAGGTATCAATTAAATCAAATTTAAGGAGGATTTATAATTATGTCTAGTATTGTACAAAGACTCACCGAGGGTGTAGTCAACCGTGATATGCGTGCCGAGTCCCACGCTCTTCTATCTAAGTGGAAGAAAACTGGTCTTCTAGAGGGCATCGAGACTGAGCGCAAGCAAAACTCTATGGCTCGTCTACTTGAGAACCAAGCCAAGGAGCTTCTCCGTGAGAGCACCTCTATGGCTTCTGGTGATGTCGAAGGCTTCGCAGCCGTCGCTTTCCCCATCGTTCGCCGCGTCTTCGCTGGTCTCATCGCCAACGACCTCGTCAGCGTTCAGCCCATGAGCCTCCCCTCTGGTCTCATCTTCTTCCTCGACTTCACCTTCTCTGGTGATATCGGTTCAGATGGCACCATAGCAGGTCGTACAGGTAACGCCGCGGGCGACTCTATCTACGGCACAGACAAAGTTGGCTCACAAATCACAGGCGGCGTCAACCTTGTTGGCGGCTTTGGTGGTGACCTTTCTGGTCCAAGAACCTCTGCTCGTGGTTACGCTTACGCTAGTCCAACTTCTTCCGTCCCTGTGACAGCTTCTTCTTTGAGCTTCACATCTTTCGGTCTCTCTGGCGCAAGCGATGCTCAACTTAAGAGCCTCGTCTACGACCCTGACGTTCTATCTCTCACCTCTTCTGGTGATGCACGTTGGGTTATCCGCGTTGACGCCCGCCAAGCCGATCTAGATACCGATCTAGATTACAACAACCTATCTGCTGTTACAGCTTCGATCTCTGATCTTAACAGTTGCCTTGGCATCACAGTTGCCTCTAGCGATACTCAGCAGATTCGTAGATTGACTCAGATCACGGGTGCTACCGATGGCAACTTACAGTTCTACTTCGTAACTTCAGTTAACGCTACCCCAACTGCTGGTGCTCCTGCCCTAGCTGGCGGCGCAACTGTAAACCTAGGCTTTGAGCAGCCAATCGTAGATAGATTCCAGGCTGGTGCCAACACCGACCTAGGTGCTGTTCGCGGTGGTGTTGAGTGGGGTCTCGAAGGCTCTGCTAACATCCCCGAGATCGACATCAAGGTCGATTCTATCGCGGTTACCGCTCAGACCAAGAAGCTCAAGGCTAAGTGGACCCCCGAACTCGGTCAGGACCTCAACGCCTACCACAACCTCGACGCCGAGGTTGAGCTTACCAGTCTTCTCTCTGAGCAGATTGCCCTTGAGATCGACCGTGAGATCCTCGCTGACCTCGTAAACGGTGCCACCGCCGGCACTCGCTACTGGTCACGCGCTCCGGGTCTCTTCGTTGACTCTAACGGTAACGAAATCGGTGCTTCTACTAAGGCTCCCGACTTCACCGGCACCGTCAGCGAGTGGTACGAGACTCTCGTCGAGACAGTAAACGACGTGTCTGCTCAGATCCATCGCAAGACTCTCCGTGGTGGTGCTAACTTCGTGGTCTGCGGACCCGAGGTTGCCAACATCCTTGAGTTCACCGCTGGCTTCCGTGCCTCTGTAACTCACGACGATGAGAAGGGCTCTATCGGCGCTCTCAAGGTCGGCTCACTAAGCAAGAAGTTTGATGTCATCGTTGACCCCTACTTCCTCCGCAACGTGATTCTAATCGGTCGCCGTGGTTCTAGCTTCCTAGAGTCTGGTTATGTCTACGCACCTTACGTGCCGCTACAGACCACTCCCACCATCTTTGGACCGGAAGACTTCGTTCCGCGTAAGGGTGTTATGACCCGCTACGCGAAGCAGATGGTCCGTCCAGATATGTACGGTCTAGTTGTCGTCCGTGGTCTCCTAGGTGAGTCTGGCGCTTGATAGCAGCTTGACCTAAAACCTAAACCCCCTGCTTCGGCAGGGGGTTTTTGTTTATGCCCTCACTATTTACTACGAACAGGAGGCTCTATGAATGCCTACAAACTTACAACCCATCTCACAAACAAGCGCTATCATTCTCTCACAGACCGGAACAGCCGGTGATGTAGCAGCCGCCGTCCCTTTTGGAGTCTACAATAGTTCAGATTACTTCTTAAGCGGCGCAGCAAAACAAGTAGACTTTGTTTACAAAAGATTAGGTGGCGATGTTGTAGACATTGAACTAACAGACTCAAACGTCTATGCTGCCTACGAAGAAGCAGTTCTAGAGTATTCTTACATCCTCAACATGCATCAAGGCAAAAACATTCTGCCCGATGCTCTCGGCAAGACCACAGGCACATTCGATCACAAAGGTGATTCCTTGTCTGGTCCAGCCGGAACTAACCTACAGTATTCCAAAATTACTCTATCTTACGCAAACAAGATAGGAGACGCTGTAGCAACAATGGCTGGATTCGGTGGAACAACCCCGATCTATTCCGCCTCATTCACAACGGTCAAAAACCAACAGGATTACGATCTTCAATCTATCATCTCTGGTGCGTCCGCAACAGGACTAGACGATGACGGCAATGCTGTGCCTTATGCTGGAAAAGTTGGAGACTCCAGAGTCATAATCGATAAAGTTTTTTATCGCTCTCCACTCGCTATGTGGCGCTTCTATGGCTACTACGGGGGCATCGGTGTCGCAGGCAATGCCTCCACCTACGGACAGTATGCTGACGACTCATCTTTTGAGATTATTCCAACTTGGCAGAACAAACTACAAGCAATAATGTATGAAGATGCTCTTTACACAAGAACCTCTCATTACTCATTTGAGATTCTCGACAACAAACTTAGACTTTACCCAACGCCGCGCGGACACGATAACTTTGCTGGCTACCTCGACCGTATCTGGGTCCGCTTCCGCGTAGCCGATAACTCTTGGGGCGAGACTGGTGATGTAAACACTGGCGTCGAAGGCGTTAACAACATCAACACATTACCATTCGACAACATCCCCTACGAGAACATCAACTCTATGGGTAAGCAATGGATTCGCAACTATGCTCTCGCTCTCTGTAAGGAGATGCTAGGACAGATTCGTGGTAAGTTCCAGACAGTTCCAATTCCAGGCGAGTCCGTCACCCTAAACTACTCTGCACTTCTATCCGAGGCACAAAAAGAAAAAGATGATCTCCGACAGAAACTAACAGACATGTTGAAAGAGATCGAATACACAGAACTCTCCAAGAAAGAGCAAGAGAAGGTCACGGCAGCAGAAGAAACTCTTCGTCGCTCTCCGCTACCCATCTTTGTAGGATAATTAAATGTCAGATAACGAATGGTCCAGACCAGCATCACCTCCTCCTCCACTCTTTCTTGGTAAGAAGGAACGAGATCTTGTAAAGCAAGTCAACGATGAACTGGTAGAGAAAGTTATTGGACAACAGATCCTTTACTACCCTATCGATCTTGAAGCAACAAACTTTCACGAACTTTATGGTGAGGCAGTAGAGAAAACCTATTTACCACCTGTAAGGGTTTATGCCCTGGTTAAGTTTGATGAGGACAACACCTCTTATCTAGATTCAGTGGGAGTGGATAATGTCTCAAAGATCACCGTCCACTTCCACAAGCGCAGACTTACAGAAGACCAAAATCTATTTGTCCGCGAGGGAGACTTTGTTCTCTATGGAGATCTCTACTATGAGATTATGGGCTTATCTTCTGCAAGAAGATTGTTCGGTCAAGTAAACCAAACATTTGAAATCTCTGCTACATGCAAGAGAGCACGCAAGGGACTATTCGATGCTACCTGATAACTTTGATTTTGCACAACTACCAGAAGACAAGAAAGACTTCACTCTACAAGAGATAGGAATGCTAGGTTCTCGCATAGAGGACATAGACTATGCGATGATGTCTTGGATCAAAGAAGATCTGGATCTCACCACAACAACAAACGAAGGCTACAAGCGTGTGCCTGTTTTGTGGCAGACCCCCGAGCGAGCATTTCAAATCAAAAACAACAGAGATCTTAGAGAGCCCGACGATCATAGCTCTGGTGCCATCACTCTTCCCGTGGTTACAGTCGAGAGAACAGCAATAACAAAAGATCCTTCAAGAAAGGGTGGCTATCAGGCACAGATTTTCTCTAATAAACGAAATGGCAGAACAGGTCGAATGACTATAGCCAAGAGAATAAAGCAAGATAAGACTCGCAACTTCGCAGTAGTCGGAAACACACGCACAAACACATCAGGGGATAGGCAGAAATACTTCCCGAGAGTAAATAAGAAGGTTGTTGTTGAAACTTTATCTATTCCTATTCCTATCTACGTCAATCTTGATTACAAGATAATAGTCAAAACCGAATACCAACAGCAAATGAATGATCTTACACAGCCTTTTATGACGAGAACAGGTCAAATAAACTCTTTCATAATGCGTAGAAATGGTCATCTTTACGAGGCTTTCATCGACCAAGGGTTTAGCCAAAGCAACAACGTAGCTAATCTAGGAGAGGACGAAAGGCAATTTACAAGTGAGGTGAGCATCAAGGTTCTCGGCTATTTAATCGGCGAAGGTAATAGCGACGACAGACCTATTGTTACCAAAGAAGAAAGCGTAGTAGAAATAACCTATCCGCGAGAAACAGTTGTCCCAGCAGGTAGTGATAACTTTTTAATGGACTAGACACATCCTGAAGTGTTTTGGGTTTCAACACTACTATTTAAACTATGATTAGCGATGCTATCTAGCATTATTTTTACAAAAGAGAGGTTTCTAGAATGTCAGTTAAAAGCTTTAAGTTTGTGTCTCCCGGCGTGTTTATCAACGAGATTGATAACTCTTTCCGTCCACGTAGACCAGACGCCATCGGTCCAGTAGTTATTGGTCGTGCCGCAAGAGGTCCCGCCATGCAACCTATCAAGGTCGAATCATACTCCGATTTCGTTGAAATCTTTGGAGACACAGTCCCAGGAAACGGTGGCGGTGATGTTTACCGCGATGGTAACTACCAGTCCCCAATGTACGGCACCTACGCTGCTAAGGCTTTCCTTAAGTCAAATGTTGCGCCCCTTACCTATGTTCGTCTTGCCGGCGAGCAGAACATTAATGCTACTACTGGTAAGAACGGCTGGAAGACAACAAACATTCCAGCCGCTGCGCTCGCATCTAATGGCGGCGCTTACGGTCTATGGATTTTCGGCTCTTCTTCTGCTGCAACATTGGGCACAGGAACATTAGCAGCCGCTTGGTACATAGACTCTGGTTCTGCTGTCCTTCTATCTGGAACCTTAGCACAGAGCACAGACACTAGTGCTTCAGTTGGCGGTGTCTACACACAAGATTCATCCGGCGACTTTACCGCCTTTGTTACTTCTAATGTTGCGGGTGTCTCTGATGAGAAGATTACTTTCAATTTTGATGACAGTTCTGATAAGTTTGTCCGCAAAGTCTTCAACACTAACCCGCAGGTTGGTAACATCGGGGCTACTGGCTTCTACCCAAGCGGCTCAAGAAAGGCTTACTGGCTTGGAGAGACATTCGAGCAAGAAATAAGAGACACCTTCAGTGGCGCTAAATTTGCTATGATTGCTCCTCTAAAGAACGCGGACGCATCTCCTTCAGACATGACAGGTAGAACAGAACTCAAGGCTCAAACTGGTTGGTTCATCGGTCAAGACCTAGGTCTACCGGGTTCTTACAATCCCGCCAACGCTCAGAAACTCTTCTACTTGAAGGATCGCGGACACAACGAGTGGCTAAACAAAAATGTTAAGATCTCTATCGAGCAGGTTCGCCCCTCTAACACGAAGACCTCTGAATACGGAACTTTCTCTGTTGTCCTAAGAAACCTAAGAGACACAGACGCAAGAGTGTCTGTTCTCGAAAGATTCGACAACCTAACACTCGATCCTACATCTCCCAACTTTATTGCTAGAAAGATTGGTGACTCTTACTACGAGTGGAGTGAGACCGATCGTGAGCTAAAGCAATACGGAGACTACGGTAACCTATCTAAATTCGTCTATGTTGTTATGAACTCTGACGTAGAGGCTGGCGCAACTGATGCTGCTCTACTCCCGTTCGGTTACTACGGTGCTCCCCGCTACGGCGGTGTAAGTGGTCTTGCCTTCACTGGAACTGAAGACCTATCTAATGTAATGGTCTTAACATCTTCTGTCTATGGTTCACAAGGGATGCTATCTGGAACAACTCAGTTCTCTGGAACATTTGTTTGGCCATCAGTCAGACTGCGCCACTCTGCTTCAGATGGCGGAATCGCTGATAGACGCAACGCTTACTTTGGAATGCAGACAACAAGAACTGCCGCAAGCACTATCCCAGACATGAGTGTTTCCGACCCTCACAGGCAGTGGCCAGGAATCACAGGTGGTAATGACTATGCTTACATTTTCACAATGGACGACATCATAGTCAGCGGAAGCAATGTTTACTACTCTTCTGGTTCTCGCGTAGCAGGAACAAGCTACACAGCCGAGCAGAACAGTTCAGCCCTACTCGATGCTGGTTACAACCGCTTCACTGCTCCAATCTGGGGTGGCTTTGATGGATTCGACATCACCAAGCCAGACCCAATGTACAACGCTGGAATGGATGGAGGTAGCGATCTAGATAACTACGCCTACAACTCTATGAAGAGAGCAATCGACACAGTAGCGGATCCAGAGTTCATCGACATGAACCTCCTTGCCGTCCCCGGTCTCACCAACACAGGACTAACAACCAGAATGGTTGATGTCTGTGAAGAGCGCGCTGACGCTATGGCTATCATCGACCTACCTAACGTCTACAAGCCCGCCGCTGAAGGGATCTCTGATTCTAAGCAAGATAGAGTCGTTGGAACCCCACAAGGTGCTGCTAACGCCCTAAGAACACGTCAGATTGACTCTTCTTACGGTGCTACATTCTACCCCTGGGTTCAGACTCAAGACGAGCCGACTGGTCAGCTTCTATGGATTCCGCCCTCTATCGCTATGATGGGCGTCCTAGCAAGCTCTGAGAGATCATCACAGGTCTGGTTCGCTCCCGCAGGCTTTAACCGCGGTGGTCTATCCGACGGTGCTGCTGGAATTCCTGTTACAAACGTAACTGAGCGTCTATCTTCTCGCGACCGCGACACCCTCTACGATGCTCGCATCAACCCGATTGCTAGCTTCCCAAGCTCCGGCATCGTAGTGTTCGGTCAGAAGACCCTACAAGAGCGCCCATCTGCTCTAGACCGCATCAACGTGCGTCGTCTAGTCATCTATCTCAAGAAGCAAATTTCCATCCTATCTACACAGATTCTCTTCGAGCAGAATGTGCAGGCAACTTGGAACCGCTTCAAGGGTCTAGTCGAGCCATTCCTAGCCAACGTCAAGGTTCAGTTCGGTATCTCTGATTACCGCCTCATCCTCGACGAGAGCACAACAACCCCTGACCTAGTTGATCAGAACATCATGTATGCCAAGATCATGGTCAAGCCAGCACGCGCCATTGAATACATCGCAATTGATTTTGTGGTAGCTTCTACCGGCGCATCATTCGACGATTGATAAACGGGGGCTTTTGCCCCCACCAACTACTTATTTGTGAACATAGGAGAACTTAACAAATGCCATTCTGGTCAACCAACTTCGGTCAAGATACAACACTAAAAGATCCAAAGCGTAAACATCGCTTTACTGTGGAGTTCCAAGGAATCAACGCAGCCCAGGGTGGCGCGCTCCTTTGGTACGCTAAAACAGCCCAAAAGCCCAGCTTCAGCGTAAATGCTGCTGAGCACAAATACCTTGGTCACACCTTCTACTACCCAGGAAATGTAACCTGGGACCAAGTAACAGTCACCCTAGTGGATCCAGTTGACCCAGATGTTACTGCCACTTTTGCCGACATTATGGTTGCTTCTGGCTACACCCCACCGACCGATGCTAACTCCCTAGGCACTGTCTCTAAGGCAAAGGCTACAGGCGCTCTTGGAACCGTTCTAATCACCCAGCTTGATGGAGACGGCAACCCAGTAGAGTCTTGGACCCTATGGAATGCATTCATGACAAGCCTAAAGCAAGATGACCTTGACTACACAAGTGACGAACTATCTACAACAACCGTAGAACTTCGCTTTGACTGGGCAAGAGTTGAGACACTCAACAATTCTTCTGCTGTCAACGGTTCCGGTGGCAACGAATTCTTCAAAGCCTAATAAGACAATAACTAAACGCGAGGTGTAAATTGTCAAGAAATCAGGATCGCCTAGGCGGCGCTCAACAGCCTGATACGAGCCCTCCACCCCAACAAGGTGGTGGGGGTTTCTCGTTTGTAGTCCCCACAGAGTTTGTGGATCTGCCCTCACAAGGGCGCTTCTATGCACAGGGACATCCGTTACACGGACAAGACTCTATCGAAATCAAACAAATGACTGCTAAAGAAGAGGACATTCTCACTTCGAGAACACTCCTAAAGAAAGGCGTAGCACTTGATAAATTAATCGAAAGCCTTATCGTGAACAAGGCGATCAACCCTTCTACATTACTCATTGGTGATCGCAACGCAATCATTATCGCTGCTAGAGTTTCTGGTTACGGCAATGATTACAAAACCAGTGTTCAATGTCCTTCTTGTGAAACAAAACAGGATTATGGGTTTGACTTAAACTCTGCTAACATTGTCTACGGCGAGACCAAAAGAGAACTAGAAGTCACAGATAATGGTGATGGAACGATCACCTGCATTTTGCCCAAGACACAGATTACGGTTGTCGCCAGATTATTGACAGGTCGAGAAGAAAAGACTCTACTTAATTTAGACAACAATAGGGGCTTAATTTCAACACAACTTCAATCTATTATTGTAAGTGCTAATGGAGATGCCTCTGCACAAGCTATTGACTATGTTGCCAACAACTTGCCATCATTTGATTCTCGTCATCTAAGAATGATTATCAAGATGGCTACTCCCAATGTTGATCTAACACAGCACTTCTCTTGTTCTGCTTGTGGGCACACACAAGATATGGAGGTGCCGCTCACTGCGGACTTTTTTTGGCCTGACCGACGAGTATAACGAGGGGGTTTATGAAGAAATTTTCTTCCTCAAGTATAACGGCGGTTGGAGTTTTTCGGAGGCTTATAGCTTACCTCTAGGGCTGAGAAGGTGGTTCGTTCAGCGGACCATCAAGCAGCTTGAGATGGAATCAGAAGCGATCAAGAAAGCTTCTAAGGGTAATTCAAATTCTTCTTATCAAGAGTTGACCCCCTCCAACCAACCATCTATTCCAAAAGAATATGCTAGATAGATTTGGGCTCCTTCGGGAGCCCTTGCTTTTTGCATAGATGGCTATTTATAGGGAGAGGTAACATTAGATGCCAGACGATCCGCAACAGTTAAGAATTGCCTTTGAGGCTTTGACGAAACAGATCGAAGCTTTGACTGAGGTCAACAATAAATTACTTAACGATACTGTTGTCGCTAATGAAAGAGTTGCCGCCTCACAAAATCAGTCAAATGAAAATTTAGAACAAGAAATAGCTAAAAGAAAACTGATTTTAGAATCGCAGAAAGCCCAAACCGCAGAAACTAAAAAGCAAGCAGAAGAAGCGGGAAGATACGCCGAAAAACAAAAACTGCTTAACGATTATTATTCTCAAACAATTGAGAATTTGCAAGAAGAAATCTCACTAAGAAAAAGAAATGGCGATGAGATTGGAGAACTTGTAGAAGATTTAAAAGAAGCTAAAAATGCTCAAAAGAATCTAAACAAAGAGACCGAAGAGGGTACCAAGAGTATAGAGAAGTATTCAGGTATGCTCAAGAGCGCCCTTAAAGGCGATCTAAAGAGTGTTCTATCTGGTGTAGGAAAAGACTTTGTAAAGAATAACAAATTTATTCAAAAACAAATAGGTAACTTTGAGGGCGAAATGGCTAAAATGGGCAGCAAAGGAAGCTTGGCTGTTGGCGGTTTTGCAGCAGGAATGGTCGGAGCGGCTGCCTCAATAAAGCTTTTGAAAGCAGAGTTCGATCTTGCCCTTGAGATAGAAAATGTACGCAGGGAGTTTATGAAGACTACTGGCGCTACGAAAGAATTTTCAATGTCTATTATAGAAGCCGGGGAAGCCACTAGGGCTTTTGATAGAGAAATGAAGAAAGCATTTGAAGCTTCCAAGGCTCTAAGATCTGGCTTTACTGATTTTACAATGATCAATAAGAATGAGAGGGGTGAAATCCAAAATACCACCACCGTCTTAAGCGCTCTGGGTATTGCAGGCGCAGATGTTGCTAAAGGATTACAGCTTTCGACAAAAGCTCTCAGCGAGACCGCAACAGGCGCAGCACAAACACAGCTTGAGTTAAATGCCTTAGCAAGAGACATCGGAGTTGAACCATCAAAGATGGCTGCAAGTTTTGCTGCCGCAGGTCCCCAGCTTGCGAAATTAGGTCGTGATGGCACCAAGGCGTTTAAAGACTTGGCTATCGCCTCCAAGATTACAGGTCTTGAAGTCAGCAGGCTTCTCGCTATTACCGAAAAATTCGACACCTTTGAGGGTGCAGCTACACAAGCAGGCAAACTAAACGCTGCTTTAGGTGGCAACTTTGTGAATGCTATGGAATTAATGACGGCAACCGATCCAGTTGAGCGCTTTGAAATGATTAGAGACTCTGTTCTTGATGCTGGCTTGGCATTTGATGATATGTCTTACTATCAGAAGAATTTCTACAAAGATGCAATGGGGCTACAAGACGTAAGCGAATTGGCTCTAGTAATGTCAGGTAACATGGGTTCACTAAACGGAGAAATAGGCAAGACATCTGCTGATTACGAAAATGCAGCCAAGATGGCGGCAGATTTTCAGTCAGTCCAAGAACAATTAAAAAATGCTCTTTATTCACTGCTGCCTGTTATCACTCCGCTTGTTGAATCAATAGGGGAGTTTGCTACCGTATTTGCTGATTTTGTTACTACCTATGGAGATGAGATAAGGATGTTCCTTGGTCTGGTGTTAATTTCACTTGGCGCGATGGCAATTGCAGCAGTAGCAACTCTTGGACCTATTATGGCGGTCATAAGCGCTATAGCAGGGTTGATTTCTATAGTTACTGGCTTGAGGTTAGCTTTTTTTGTTGACCATAGTTCTCCAACACTGTTTGATGGATTGCTCGAAACAGCAGGTAGATTTGATAAACTAACCGGAGCTACCAAAAAGTTCGGTGTAGAAACAGAAGATACAACAACCTCTGTTGGAAAAATGAGAGGTTCAATGAACAAAGCGGCAGCCGGTAGGGCAGGGGCTCAAACAATTGCTAATAGCAATGTAATGTCGAGCGCAGTCGATAATGCAGTGAACAACACGACAAATAACTATGGTCAACAAAGCAACCAGAACATCATCGTAGAACTCGACGGCAAGAAGGTCGGCGAAGGCGTGATGGGTAAATTTGCTAGAAGCGCGGCGATGGTGTAGGAGACTATAAGATGGCACAAAAACTATTTGATGTAAGAAAATACCAAGATGAATCACCAACACTCGTAGATGGTTCCGATTCACTCGCAAACCAAAGAGAAATGGTCATCTCTTTCTATCACGTCCCTTCAGGCAGGAGTGTGTTTTTCAAGGCTTTTATAATGGCTTTTACTGAAACTTACAATTCCAACTTTACCCCAACAGAGGCATTTGGCAGAACAGATCCAATCTATCAGTACAAGAACACAACAAGAAAAATCTCGTTGACTATTGAAGTCCCCGCCGCGAGTGAGGGCGAAGCTTACGAAAATCTTGGAAGAGTCTCAGCCCTTGAGCAAATGCTCTATGCTTCTTACACCGGAGATTCTAATAATGCCCTAAACATGACTCAATCACCTCTCATAAGAATGAAGGTCATGAACTTGTTGCAGAAAAGTTCTACTTCATTTTCAGATAGTATTGATGACCTTATAGCAACCGACGATGTTGATAATGAAAAAGAATTCTTTATTCAATATCAATCAACTTCGGAATCAGATCGAGGACTACTCGGAATTATTGATAACCTTTCAGTTAATCACAACATTACTGGTGATGATGGCGTTTTTCATAAAGGAATCAACACGATTCTTCCTAAAAACATTGAACTAAGCCTTGGGTTCTCTCCTATTCACGAAACAACTATAGGCTGGGGAGATAATAATCAACAAACAAATAATCTATTTCCTTACGGAGTCAAAACAAACGAGAACATTCTACTTGGCTCTCCGGCTAACGCCCTACCAGCTTACAAAGAACAAGTTGAAAAAGAGAAAGCGGAAGAGCAAGCAAGAAAAGTAAGACAGCAGCACATTGATAATGCAAAAGCACGCTATGGTGGCGTCTTAGGAAATATGAGAATGAACGCAGATGTTCGCAGAGCAGGGAGAGGTAACGATAAGGCTTTGGTTAGATTGTCTGAAGGTTCAATGGCTGATATTGAAGGTGCCGATTCGGCGCTTAAAGAAGGAATAGAAGGATACATTGAGGAATTCATAGAATGAGCGACATCAAAAACTTTACATCACAAACAATCATAAACGACACAGACTTCTACAGAGAGTTGCGTGAGCGCAGAGGTGTAAAGCAAATAGAACAATTTACAACACCACGCTTAAGACAACCAACAGTCTCCGACAGAATGAGACTAAAGACTTCCACACACATCTGGAAATACGGAGATAGATTTTATAATCTCGCACATCAATACTATGGCGATGCCCGCTATTGGTGGGTTATTGCATGGTTTAACGGCATTCCCACAGAAGCCGAAGCAAACACGGGCGATGTGCTTGAGATTCCATTAAACATCAGCGAAGCTTTGCTGGTCTTGGGAGCGTGATAGATGGCTTTGTGTAAAGATTCAGAAGAATTACTTTCGTATTCAATAGAAGAGTTTGTTGACTTAAACAACAAAATTTTAAGAAATTATGATTCTTTTTATGCCGAAATTATTTCAGATGAAGATAAGAAAGAAGCAATTGAAAGGCTAATACAGAGCCCAACGTCTGTTATTAGTAGTTTACCTCCTTCTCCAATTGTTGCCAGTTCTTGGAGAAATCAAAATCCAAAAGCTTTTGTTATCTTAAGGACAATTGAAAATTTAACAGATTTTCAAAGTATTTCAAAAGAATATATAACTTATGTAAATTCTACATCTGATGGGCGCACTGCTCCGGCACCAAAACTTTCAGAATTAAAAGTTTCTGATTTAGTAGATCTTGAGATCTCTCAGTATGGAAAAGCAGACTTTCCGGGCACCTTAACAGTTACTCAGTTATTGTCGGAATTGTGCAAACAAGAAATGCCATATGATTCTGATTCTATCCTAAAATTAGACATACAAGGAATAGTATCAAAAGAATTTGAAAATCTAGAAGATGCGCTTGTACCGCCGTGGCTTTCAGTTAGCGAAAAAGAGCAATTACTACTATCAGATGAGGGCGCTAAAAAAACATTAGAGTCAGAACAAGATAGAACTAAAAGAAAATCTGAAAATATAAATACTCAAATTTTTGCCAACAAAGCAATCTACCAAGAACAATGCTTTCTCCTTTCGCAATTAACAACTTTGATTAAATTGAAAAGAACAAATCATCGCCCGCGACTTCCTTACATTAAGGCAGTATCTGCCGTTAGAGGTAAATCAGAGAAAGAGAAGACTGAACAAAAAACTGAAACGATTAATAGAAACGCACCAATTCTAATCTACGATGAGCCATTTGGCTTTATCAATAGATTAACGCAGGCACCCTACTCCAGAGAGTTGTTTAATCTCACAACAGATAAGCTGTCTTCCCTTGTTCCGACGATAAAACTCTATAAAGTTCAAACTGATCCAGGGACCGGCAAGGATGTTGGCTATATTGAAATAAAGTTTGACACCAATCCTGCTGTCAAATCTTATGCCGGCGAAAAAAGCGCCCTTGATTTATTTAGAAACAGCAAAAAGCGCGGCGTGGGTGTTGGACTCAAAGATTTTAATTTTACTTTTCACGGGTCAGACCCATTCGCAGCCAAGAAGGCAATTGAAGCAAAACTAAGCATCTTTGCCACAAGCTTCGGAGACCTAATTCAAGATAGAAGAGGTGACTACACAGCGCTGGCACAAGAGTTTAGCACCACCGCCCCATTAGCAAACTATAAGTTCGCCGATCTTGCTCTCAAGACCGGTCGAACACCCGATGATTTGAAGACAAAAATGGCTGCTATTCAAAAAGATAACCTTGATAAGCTAAATTTTAGACTAAAGGTTGTTATGGGTTGGGCAATTCCTCAAAATTATCTCTCAACTTTTACCAAACAAGAAAGAGAAGCGGTAAATGATTCTTTTATAAACATAAACCTAACTCCAACAACCCATGAATTTTCTTTTGATGAGATGGGTGGGGTTGGTTTTGACATTAACTACCTTGCCTACATAGAAGATTATTTCAACAACTCGATGTTCAATATTTTTAGTTCCAAGGGGATTGAAGGCAACAGAATAGGTAGAAAACTGTTTTATGAATTTCTCACCAATGAGAAATGCGAGGCTGATGAGATTTCAAAAGCAAAAGAAGTAGATGTAGGTTTTATCCAACAAGAAAAGGCACAAAGTTTCGCAAAAATTATGATGCAGTTAAATAATCAAAAAAAGATTCTTTATTATAATCTTGACTACAAACAAATCTCTACTTTTCTGCAAACTGGTAGGCTAGCTGGAGGAATTCCAAAACCCACCAATGATAGTGGACCGAATGTTCAAAAACTAAGAGATGCTTTCAAAACTGCAATTAATCATGCGGGTACTGAAGGCGACAATATCATAGAAGGCTTACAAGTTTCTCTGGTTTCTACTTCAAGAGAATCAAATAAGATTTCCTTTTTCTATATCTCTGATTTAATTGATGTGATTATGCAAAACATCGAAGAATCATTAGAAAAACTCACAAGCGATCTAAATGGTGGAGACAAAAGTGCTTTCAATTATTATGACAAAATATCAAAAACCGATCAGGATTTTATAAAAATTAAAAAAGAATACGAAAAATTCTTAGACCAAGTGACTTCTTCGGAAGTTGTAGAATATAATGACGGTTCATCAGCCACCATAATAAAAAAGACTTCGATAGCCAAAGAAATTGAAAAGCTCATGAAAGCTAAAGAACAATTTAAAAAATTGAGAATCATTCTTGGACCAATGGAAGTTAAAGATCCATTTAACGAAAACAAGACAAGCTTCTGTTCAATTGGAGACATACCAATTTCTCTTAACTATTTTACAGAATTCTTGACCGAAAAAGTTTTAAGCAAAGAACAGGCTTATTACCCCATAACAAATTTCATAAAAGACATCACAAATGAATTAATTCGTAATTTTATAAACAATGATAGTTGTTTCTCTTTTAATACTAAACAAAGAGTTAGGCTCAATAGTTCTGTGATAACTGGCTTTAACAGAACAGAAAATTCAATGGGCACTGACGACATCACCTACTTTATTAAAAGTAATCCAACAACCTATGGTCCTGGCAACGTATTCAATTTAAGTGATCCCAAGGCTAGAAGAATAAAGCCAGTAATAAATATCTCAGGACCATCACGCCTCCCAGTTGATCTGGCACAGCCAGACAGAGAGATTAATTATTATGTATTTTATGCCGGTCGAGCCTATCCAGTAGAAAAAATGCAGGGAAATGAAGAGCAAGATGCAAAAGATGGAATCTTTCATTACATCTTAGGTAAGGATCGAGGGATTGTAAAGAACATCTCTCTTGACAGAACAGACATGACTGGACTAAAGGAACTTCGTTTTGAGCAAGAAGGCTTTGATGGTCTAACACAATTGCGAGAAGTCTACAACGCCAATATCGACTGTCTATTAAATATGCACACATTCCCTGGAACTTATATTTATGTAGATCCTAGAGGGTTTTCACCCGAGATGAGAAAAGACGAGAATGGAAACGATTTTACACAGTTTGGTATTGGTGGCTATTATATGATTACCAGATCAGAACACTCAATAGGTCCCGGCAAAGCAGACACAAAAATCACTGCTAAATGGGTTGCCGACACTGGTGGTGGAAATGGTGTGAATAATAATAAAAAACCAGCCACAAGCGAAGAACAAGACAAGCCAAAGAAATGCACCGCCTCAAGACGAAAAGGCTCATTAAAAGATGATAATCACCTAATGATGAGTGATACTGTACTTGATTTTTGGGCTAAAGCATCACACGATAATGGTTTTTTTATAGGAGATTAATGTGTCAACATTTTATAAAGAAAACAATAATGAAACATCCCTGGAGTTATTTAACAAGAAACTTATCTACAAATTTGATGTCTTAAAGACAGGTTATTCAAACCTTGTAGACTTCAATTTTGCAGAAAAAGCTCTTTATGGAAAAGTAGGCAGGACCTATATTCCAATAGCTGCTAATTCAAGCTTAGTTGGGTTTAAAGATTTTAAAAGTTCAGGAAACCCAAGACAAAATCTACAGGCAATAGCTTTTGTTGTGGATGCCTTTGAAGCATTAGCTCAACAGTTTAAGAAAGCAGAACAATCAGGCAAAATTTATTCTAACGATCTCAATCTTACTAATCTAAAAGTTTATAAAAGTTATAAATCAAATAATATTAGTTATGAAGAATATCAAATTAATTTCATTAAAGCTTTAAAGACAAATATGAATATTAATAATATTCATAATTTTCAAACATTCATAAAAGAACTCCTAGCTACTGTTAGTATTGTAACAAGAACTTACCCGTTGTCAATGCCTGCTTACACAAAAAGTAAACTAAATAGCCTGACCAATAGTGGACTTGCTCTTGAGATTGCCGATGCACCCTACGACAACGATGATCAAAAAATAAATGATTTTGTAAACAGCAAGAACTGGGAGTTCTATGTAAATGCTTGCAACTCCTATGGCTTTATGATCGACATCAATGCTCCCTGGAGATTGATCGCCGACATTGACTCTGAAGCTATGATGGGTTATGCTAGTGCTTATGGATTTAGAAGCACTGATGAAATCTTAGCTTTGGGTTTCTCAACAACTCACAATAGATTTTACAATCAAATACCACAGCAACTATTGAGGCTCTACAACGAGATGGTTCCGACACACATTCCAACATTTGATGAATGTGGTTCCAAGATCATAACCACAGAACGCTACACTCTTCAATCACTACAACAAAAGTTCTCAAATGATTTCTTTATGAAGTTTTATTTTGATCTTAGGCTCTCAGAAGAAGAAAATAGGTTCAGTAATGCTGAGAAGCAGAGGATCATCAAGGATTGTTTACAGCTTTCGAGATCATCTGATAATCGCACTGCTCTGGGAACTTTCGAGCGTTACGTCAATCAACCGTTTGACTACAGAGGATCCTTGAGTTATCTTATAGAAGCACAGAGACTCAGAGAGGACACATGATTTTCCAGACACTTGACGACAAGTCAGAGTGTGTCGGCATCTACACCAACGGAGCCCTTCATTTTGATGGTATCCCTGATGGGCTGACCAAGACTTGGAAGTACACTGGATCCATTCAGGATCCTGATGTAGAGTATGCTTGGCTTTACACCGGAGGCAAGAATCTTCAGGAAGCTTGCCCCGAAAGCCTAAAAGAAGAATTGAACGAGGTTCAGAAAACCTTCAAGGCTTATTTGCTTTCGTTTAAGATAGCTCGCATCGACCTACGACAGAATTGCTTCTTCGATCTCGTTCCTTCGGACTTCTTAATGCAGTTCTGCGAGGTTCGCAACAAGATCACTGAGCACGTTTTCGACACTTACGAACAGCCAGTCAATTATGATCAGCTAGACAAGATCTACAAGCTAATCCACAAGATAAGCTACCAGAAGCTCAACATCAATGTAGATGGCTGCCGTCACCTGATGACCTCCACAAACGACCGAGAAGACATCAAGAACCTTGTAAAAAATAAGTCGCACTATGTGAGCTACAACCTTTTTGGGACGGTCACTGGGCGACTCACAACCCAAAGAGACAGCAATCCGATCCTAACTATGAAGGCGAAGTTCCGAGAACTCATTAAGCCAACGAATGACTGGCTTGTGTCTCTGGATTATAACGGCGCGGAGGTAAGGACCTTCTTGTCTCTCTCAGGACACGAACAACCACAGGAAGACATTCATAGCTGGAACATGAGACACCTCTATGGAGGTTCTCCAGTAGATCGTGATGAGGCAAAGGTGAGATTCTTCTCCACCCTCTACAATGTGAACGACATGTCGCTCAACGGCTCTGTTTACAGCCGAGAAGGAGTGCTCTCAGAGTTCTACAGAGACGGAAAGATTAACACACCGACCGGCAGACAAATTAAAGTAGAGCAGCGTAAGGCACTGAGCTACTTGATTCAAAGCACGACCTCGGACTTGACTCTTGACCGCGCCGTAGCACTCGATAAAGCTCTTGAAGGCACAAAATCGAAGGTTGCTTTTATTGTTCACGACGAGGTGGTGCTAGACATAGCAGATGAGGATAAAGAGAAGATTCCAGAACTCAAGGCAACCTTCGAGAACAACAAACTAGGCAACTTTATGGCTAACATCAAGGCAGGTAAGGACTATGGAAGCCTGAAAGAGTTGAAGCTATGATTTCGCTAATAGGCATTGGCGATGCTGGTTGTAATGTGGTCTCTCTATTCGAGAATCACAAAGAGTATAATTGTTTTTTGTTCTCGGAAGGACAGGAGAACACCAAATACACACGGAAATTACCAAAAGTAGAAAAAGCAGAGGATTGTGAAGGAAAAGCACCCAAACTATCCTCATACAAGACGGAAGAGGCAATACAAGACAGGGTTCAGGTGTTCCTGTGTGGTTCATCGTTCTCTGCGAACTATACATTAGCAATACTAGAGCAGATAAAAGAAAAAAAGATAGAAATTTTCTACATCAAACCAGATGTAGATCTCCTGATTGGAGATGTGAAGTTACAAGAGAGAGCAATCTTTGGTATTCTACAGGAGTATGCCCGGTCTGGTTTATTCAAGAGCTTCACGATCTTGTCCAACCCTTCAATCGAGAAGACAATAGGCGAGATTCCAATAAAAAAATACTTTGACACAATCAACAAAAGTATCTATTATGCGGTTCATTACTTAAATGTTTTTGATCACACCACGGCGCTTGTAGGTAATCTTTCCAAGCCCTCAGATGTTCAGAGAATCCGCTCTGTAGGCATAGTCTCAGTTGATAAACTAACTGAGAATTGGTACTACAAACTAGAGGAAGATCGTGATGTAGCATACTACTTATGTATAGCAAATGAGCGCTTGGAGACGGACGGAAAACTCCACTCCCGAGTGGTCGAGAGCCTAAAAAACAAACCCCGAAACGCATTCAAAAATGTGACTTATGGAATCTATGAGTCGCCTTACGAAACCGACTTCGGATTCTGTGTGGCTCACACAAATTTCGTTCAAGGACAAAAACTACTTGACAGCATAGGCTAGTCGAGTTACTTTATAGATGAGCAAGGGAGAAGCTCACAGACATCCTCCCAAAACAAATACGCTTGACAGGACTTGGACAGCGTGTTACATTAAGATGGTAAGGAACGCTTACTATACTATACCCAACAACAAGGAGACTACAATGGGAATCAACATGGAGCTAATGCGGAAGAAGCTCGCCGCACTACGAGGAAATGGAAAGAGCGACAGGACAAGCGTCTGGTTTAAGCCGGAAGAGGGCGACACCGATGTGCGAATCGTCCCCGCCTCAGATGGAGATCCGCTTAAGGAGGTCTTTTTCCACTACAACATCGAAGGACACCGCGGCGGGGTTATGTGCCCTAAGCGTAACTTTGGTGAGGCGTGCCCAATCTGTGATTTCGCTTCACAGCTATGGAAGGACGGCACCGAAAACAACGACGAGGAGACCAAGAAGCTTGCTAAGTCTCTCTTCGTTCGCAATCGTTACTTCTCACCAGTAGTGGTGCGAGGGCTTGAGAGCGAGGGCGTGAAGGTTTATGGCTACGGCAAGCAGGCTTATGAGCTTCTGCTGGGCTACATCCTAGACCCCGAGTATGGAGACATCACCGACCCGCAGGGCGGCACTGACATCACCATCACCTACACGAAGCCGACTGCTCCGGGTGCTTACCCGAAGACAAACATGAAGATGCGACGTAACACCAGTTCGCTTCTACCAGACGCAGATGCTATCCCCGGTCTGCTCCAGAACATGCCCGACATTGATGGACTGTTCACTCGTCACACCCCCGCCGAGGTATCAGCCATTCTTGATAGTATGCTCTCTGGCGATAAGTCAGCAGAGAGTCGGTCAAGAGAGACAACACAGTACAACCAGGGCGGCAAGTCCAGTGTTGATAAGGCATTCAACGATCTAATGGCTGGCTAGTAAAAGCTTCAAGCTCCAGTCTGCCCCCACCCCTAAAAAGGTGGGGGTTTTCTGTTGCGCTTTTAGTAAATCTGTGTTATAATTACTACTGGGCTTCGGCTCAAAAATAAATAAAAATAAAGAAAAGAAAAGTTAAAAATAAGGAGAACTTAATGGCTAAAGCAAAAGCTAAGGCTGGACGTGTATCTATGTCCGATCTTAGAGCGATGATAAACAAAAAAGCAGGTCGCAATGTCGCTCACGACCTACGAGAAGATAATCCCACAGAAGTAAAGCAGTGGATTCCAACAGGATCCCGATGGCTTGATTCTATCGTTTGTAAGGGAAAATACGCTGGAATTCCTGTCGGTAAGGTAACAGAGTTAGCTGGCTTAGAAGCGACAGGTAAGTCGTTCTTAGCAGCCCAGTGTGCCGCAAATGCACAAAAGATGGGAATTGGAGTAATCTACTTTGATTCCGAGTCTGCGATTGATCCAACCTTCTTGGAGAAGGCTGGGTGTGATATTGGAGCTATGATGTATGTTCAAGCTCAATCTGTAGAGTTTGTGCTTGAGACTATTGAAGAATTATTAGGAGCAGCAGACGAGCAATTACTATTTATCTGGGACTCTCTAGCATTCACTCCGTCAGTTTCAGATGTAGCAGGTGACTTCAATCCTCAGTCATCGGTGGCAACCAAGGCTCGCATTCTTGCGAAGGCGATGTCAAAGTTGGTTATTCCTCTAGCAGACAAGAAAGCTACGTTCCTTGTTCTCAATCAGTTGAAGACTAACATCCCCCACGGACCAATGGCAAGACAGATTGCAATGACGACGCCTTACATCACCCCCGGTGGAAAGGCTATGCACTATGCTTACTCTCTTCGCATCTGGCTTACAGGTCGCAAGAGCAAGGCAGCTTACGTGCTTGACGATAATGGCTTCCGCATTGGTTCAGAGGTCAAAGTCAAGCTTGAAAAGTCTCGCTTTGGAACACAGGGTAGGACTTGCACATTCCGAATCTTATGGGGAACAGAATCAATTGGTGTGCAGGATGAAGAGTCTTGGTTTGAGGCTCTGAAGGGTTTTATGACTGTTGCAGGCTCTTGGTATACTTTAACACGCGGAGAATACTCTAAGAAGTTCCAACCCAGCAAATGGGTCGAGATTCTACAGAATGATCCAGAGTTTAAACAGCACGTTATGGACTTTATGGACGAAGTAGTAGTTCAGAAGTTTGATAAACGCGAAGGTGAAGCATCAGACTTCTATGAAGTAGATGCCGAGGCAGACAAAGCCTCTTGACAGACAGCCTCCAGCCCGTTATATTATGGGCTGGAGGTAATCTATGAAGCGCGTACTCGTAATCGACGCCCTCAATATGTTTTTGAGGGCGTTTATTGTTGATCCCAGCCTGTCTAACCACGGGCAGCCTATTGGCGGGATTAAAGGATCTATCAAGATCCTACAGAAACTGGTTAGAATGACAAATCCAAATGAGATTGTGATTTGTTGGGACGGACCAAACGGATCTCAAAAGCGTAAGGCTATGAATTCGTCTTATAAAGAAGGTCGAAAGCCTCTGCGCCTGAATCGTTCTGTCCACAACTTAACAGAGAATGAAGAGTTACAGAACAAAGTCTGGCAGCAAATGCAGATTATAGAGTATCTAAACCAGATGCCCATCATCCAGCTTATTCTTGAGAGAGTTGAGGCTGATGACATCATCTCTTATGTCTGTAATTCAACACACTATAAGGGTTGGCAGAAAGTAATCGTCTCAAACGACAAAGACTTCTTACAGCTTTGTGACGAAGAGACCGTGGTTTATCGCCCAACCACAGACAAGATTGAAACCAAGAAGACCGTGATTGAGTCTATGGGTGTTCACCCCACGAACATGGCGCTCGCTCGTGCTATGGATGGAGACTCCAGCGACAACCTTCCAGGCGTCAATCGTGTTGGGATGAAGACGATCGCCACCAAGTTGCCGTTTATGAAAGAAGAGCGAACTGTGACGATTGACGAGCTATTGAATTACTGCGAGAACATCGATTCAAAGCTGAAAGTCTACAAGAACATTTCAGAGTCAAAGGAACTGATCGAGCACAACTACCAGATGATGCAGTTGTATGCCCCGCTGATTTCTATCCAGGGCAAACAGACTATCGACTATGCACTTGAGAACTTTGAGTGCGAGTTCAACAAGACCGAACTTCTACGGCTTATGATGAATGATGGTTTTGGAGAACTGAACTGGGAAGAACTAAAGGGATTCCTTAACGGAATTTCTAGGCAATGTAAAGAGAATTGATACTATTTACTACCGAGGTATGGTAAATGGAAGAACTCTATGAATTTGATGAAGACTCTCTCAATGAAGAGGAAGTCGAACTAGACGAAAAGAAAAAGAAATCTAAAGGCAAGAAAGATGCCTGTTATCACAAGGTTCGCGCTCGTTATGATGTGTGGCCATCTGCTTATGCAAGCGGTGCTCTCGTTAAGTGCCGCAAGGTTGGGGCAGCGAATTGGGGTAACAAGTCCAAGAAGAAAGAAGGCATAGAGTTTGATGACCACTTGCTACAGATCATCAAGGAAGAGTATCAAGCAGTCCTCTCCGAAAAAAAAAAGTTAACGGCTAAACCTTCTTCCGAGAGTAGCCTTAAAGACTGGTTCGGTCGCAAAGGTGCTCCCGGTAAGAAGGGCGGCTGGGTTGATTGCAACACTTGCCGCAAGGACAAAAAGACAGGAAAGAAGAAGTGCTCACCATGTGGACGCTCAGGCGATGAAAAGAGATCAAAATACCCTTCATGTAGACCCACCCCTGGCGCATGTGGTAAGAAAGGAAGCTGGGGCAAAAAGTCTAAGGGAGGCAAGAAGGGATGAAACTAACAGAATCATATATTAAACAGGTTATCAGAGAAGAGTACGAAGCTCTTATGGCTGAGAAAAAGAAGAAAGCCTGTAAGCCTGCCAAGGGCAAACGCTTTGCTAAGCGCGTAAATGGTAAGTGCCGCTCATACGGACAATCAGGTCAAGCCAAGGGCGGCGGTGATCGCATTCGCCCAGGCACAGCCAAGGGCGATGCTTACTGCGCACGATCCGCAAAGATCAAGAAATGTAAGAATCCACCCTGCGCCAACGCACTATCACGAAAGAAGTGGAAGTGTCGCGGTTCTAAGTCTATGAAATAAGTTAGGCAGCGTCAAGAGTAAAAATAAAGTGTAACTCGCCTTGACTTTTTATCTAGGTGTGTTATATTTATAAGTGCGAGACCAAGGAGTGTTATGCTTGCACACAAGGCAGACTTTGGAAGGTACGGAAAGTCCTTCCAAGAGGGGTTGGTTCAACTCATTTTTGAGGACCGACCCTTCGCAGATCAAATAACCGAAGTTCTAGATGTTGAGTTTCTAGAACTTGAATACCTTCGCACATTTGTTGCGAAGATAGTCCATTACAGGACAAAGTATGGGAAGCATCCATCAACGAATGCGATGATCTCTATCTTGCGGACAGAACTTGACCGCGAGAGCGAAGTAACACAGCAGCAGGTTCGTGATTACTTTGCGAGAGTCCATACAAATGAGATAGCAGACGACATAGATTACATCAAAGAGACCTCCTTGGACTTCTGCCGCAAGCAGAAGCTAAAGGAAGCTATGATGAAGTCGGTCAATCTTCTACAGACCTGCTCTTTTGACGAGATCTCAAAGGTCATCAACGATGCTCTAAAGCTAGGCTCTGAGAACAACTTCGGTCACGATTTCATCGCAGACTTTGAAGAGCGCTACAAGCCGAAGTTTAGACTTCCGGTCACAACAGGATGGAAAGAAATTGACACTATCACAAGTGGCGGACTTGGTAGAAATGAGCTTGGCGTCGTTATTGCCCCTACTGGCGCAGGTAAGTCTATGGCTCTTGTTCACCTTGGATCTCAAGCTATTAAAGAGGGCAAGACTGTTGTTCACTACACTCTGGAGTTGCAGGATACGGTTGTTGCTTGTCGCTATGACTCTTGTATCACACAGTATCCTTTGTCCGATCTCACAAACTTCAAAGACGAGATCTTTGAAGAGATCAGCAATCTTGACGGAACTCTAATCGTCAAGGAATACCCAACCAAGTCTGCCTCAACGAACACCATCAAATCACACCTCGCCCGTCTAGTAAAGAGGGGCATAACGCCCGGTCTAATCATCGTAGACTACGCAGATTTGTTGAGACCCGTCGTAGTGCGGAAAGAAAAAAGAACAGAACTGGAGTCAATCTACGAGGAGCTACGAGGACTATCCAATGAAATGAATTGTCCTGTCTGGACCGCCTCACAGACCAATCGCTCTGGTCTAAATGCTGAAGTTGTTACTATGGAGCAGATCTCTGAGGCATTCAACAAATGCTTCGTGGCTGACTTCATCTGCACTTTGTCTCGCACCATCGAAGACAAGCAAAACAACAAAGCAAAGATGTTTATTGCAAAGAATCGCAATGGACCTGATGGGATCATCTATGACTTGTTCATGGACACATCAAGTGTAAACATCAAAATGTTGCCTAAGCCGGCTGTTCCTGCTGGTGCTGGACCACAAGTTGCAATGAATCCCGTTGCAATTGGCGCGAAGGAACAAAAAGAAATCTTAAAAAACAAGTATGACAAGTTCAGAAAGCTAAGGAGTAACAGCAAATGAGAACACACATTCGTAGATTTAAACTATCAGATACATTTATAGAGCAATACAAAGATCGTGAAGTCCCGTGGGGTCCTCTCGGTTATGTAACTTTTAAACGCACCTATGCACGCCGCCTAAGTGAGTTCAACGAGGAGGCTACTGGAACTGAGGAGTGGTTCCAGACTTGTAGGCGAGTCATCGAGGGAATGTTTGACATGCAGAAGCAGCACGTCTACAAACTCGGTCTTGAGTGGAATGACGCAAAGTCACAGAAGACCGCTAAAGATGCCTATGACAGACTATTCACTCTAAAGTGGACACCACCCGGTCGTGGACTGTGGATGATGGGCACCAAGTTTGTAAACGAGCGCACAGCCGCTGGCTTATTTAACTGCGCTTTCCGTTCCACCAGAGAGGTAGGCACCAAGGGTGGCTACTTGTTCTCTTGGATGATGGACGCTCTTATGTTGGGCATTGGTGTCGGTTTCGACACACTAGGTGCTGGCACGCTGACTATTCAAAAGCCCGACCTAACAGAAGACATTCACACCGTTCCAGATTCTCGCGAAGGCTGGGTCGATTCAGTGAAGATTCTGCTAAATGGATTCTTCCACGGCGCTAAAGTTCCAAAGTTTGACTATTCAGCCATTCGCCCCTACGGCGCACCAATTCACGGCTTTGGTGGAACATCAAGCGGCTCTGGACCTCTTGAAGAACTACACGCTAGCTTGGTAGAGCTTTACACTGGTCGCATCGGTCAGGAAATCACATCTGTTGACATCGTAGACACAGAGAACCTCATCGGTCGTTGTGTTGTCGCCGGTAATGTTCGTCGTTCTGCGGCGTTGGCTCTCGGAAATCACGAAGATCGTGATTACCTACAGATGAAGAACGATCCAGAGAAGCTGGCTCACCATCGCTGGGGTTCTAACAACTCTTTCCACGCCATCGTCGGTCAGGATTACACTTGGCACGCAGAGCAGTCACAGAAGAACGGCGAGCCCGGCTACATCTGGCTAGACAACGCAAGAACTCGCGGTCGTTTTGCTGATCCTCCGAGAGACGACGATAAGAATGTTATGGGCTTCAACCCGTGCGTCGAGCAGCAGCTTGAGGATGCCGAGCTTTGTTGTCTTGTAGAGACATTCCCGGCTAAGCACGAGACTTACGAGGATTACCTCGCTACCCTCAAGATTGCCTACCTTTACGGCAAGACCGTTACCCTCGCCAACACACATTGGGCTGAGACCAACGCAAAGATGCTAAAGAACCGCCGCATTGGACTCTCCCAGTCCGGCGTTGTTCAGGCATTCAATAAGTTTGGTCGCCGTAAGTTGATGGAATGGTGCGACAATGCTTATGAGCACGTTAAGGGTCTTGACGCAAAGTATTCTGATTGGCTTTGTATTCCAAAGTCTGTCCGAATGACCAGCATCAAGCCTTCTGGCACGGTCTCTCTTCTCAATGGCTCAACCCCCGGCATCCACTACCCCGAAGATGAATACTACATTCGTCGCATTCGCTTTGCGGCTGATAGTGACATGCTCCCTGCCCTCAAAGAAGCAGGATACAAGATTGAGCCTGACCACTACTCTCCGAACACTATGTGTGTTGAGTTCCCTGTCCACGAAGAGCACTTTGTTAAGGGCAAGAGAGAGATCACAATGTGGGAGCAACTAGAGATAGCAGCACAATACCAACACTACTGGGCTGACAACTCTGTTTCTATCACAGTCACCTTCAAGCCAGAAGAAGCGGCAGACATAAAGACTGCCCTTGAGATGTATGAGACGAGATTGAAGGCTGTTTCTTTCCTTCGCTATGAAGAGACTGGTTATGTCCAGGCTCCTTATGAGCCCATTGATAAGGAAAAGTATGAGGAGATGTCAAGGGGTATTACTCCTGTTCATCGATTTATGACTGACGAAGGCGGCGCAGGCACGAAGTTCTGCGATTCCGACCACTGCGAACTCTAGGAGGAAAAATGAAGTTCAATCACTTGCTCAATGAAAAAGAGCGATTACAATTTTGTAAAAATAGAAACCTTGTTGTTTGTAAATGGAAGCCTGTCTCTGAAGGACAGGCAACCGCAGGCAACAATGTTTGCGTAAGTATGCTATGCGATGAGTGTGGAGCAAGAACTGAAAAGTTCCTACACTCTGAAGACTACAAAACACACGAAAAAGTTATTTTAAAAGAGGTAAATGATGATTAGACCAGTAAACAGACACATCCTAGTTGATTACAATCCCCCACAGGAGAAATCAGACTCTGGGATCTTGTTGCCAGATGATTACAAGGCTCCAGAAGAAAACCACATCATAGTAAAAGTTCTTGGCGTGGCTGACGATGTGTCATTTGAATGTGAGAAGGGTGATAAAATCGTCATCAATAAGAAGATGTTGAGCGATTTAGTTATTGAACATTCTACTTATTACACGATTTTAGAGAACTATGTAATAGGAGTAATCGATTAAATGAATAAAGACTTTTACAACCAGTCATCAGCATCCAACCTTGGCTGGGATCCAACTTGGTTTGGTGAGAAGTATTTTGATGATAAACTTGTAAGAGCAGTAAAGCGATTTCAAAAGCGCTATGGGTTGAAGGCTGATGGGCTTTGCGGTCCATCTACCTTCCGCCGCCTTTGGGTTGAGAGACAAGAAAACATTGACGATCACAAACCTGAAGATCCACACTATTCAAACTACATTGTTTACAATGGCGAGTTTACCCCTATTAAGTGGGACAAATTAGTTCTATGGTCGGAGCGTGGTGGTCTTGCCGCCCGCTCCGGCACCTACTATGATTACACAGGCAGACCAAAGCGCGACGTTAAGTTGTTCATCAACCATTGGGATGTCTGTTTGTCCTCAACACAATGCCAGAAGGTTCTAGATAAACGCGGCATTTCCGTCCACTTCTTGATCGACAATGACGGCACAATTTACCAGACCCTAGACCTCCAACACGCAGCATTCCACGCAGGTAATGTAAACCGCAAGTCCGTTGGCGTTGAGATCACAAACGCTTACTACCCAAAGTATCAGAGCACCTATGTTCGCAAGGGCTTTGGCGAAAGACCCGTGGTAGAAGATGCTTGGGTTCATAACAGCAAATTAGATCCGTTCCTTGATTTCTACCCAGTCCAGATCCAAGCACTCCAAGCACTATGGAAGGCTATTCATAACGCTTGCGATGTTCCATTGGACACCCCAACGAACCAATTCGGTAAAACCTCCACAGGTTACGAGCAGGCTTGGACTTACGGCAAGGAACGCGGCTTCGTCAGCCACTACCACGTCAACAAGAAGAAGATTGACTGCGCAGGGCTAGACATAAAAACTTTGCTTGAAGATCTTGACGACTGACCTGCGACCTGTTATGTTATAGACATAACGGAGAGCAAATGAATAACGAAGTTGAACTAATGGGAACCTACGGGAGTGACGAAACGCACGCACTCTCGGCTTGGACTAGCACTAGCCGCCAGTTAGGTCCAAAGAAGCGAGCCCGCATCGGAAAGCTTCTCAAGATGCTAGCAACCGAAGGACATCACACTCCGTTTGAGAAGTCATCTCTACACTTTCTCGTAACAACCGACATCGCTACGCACATCCACCTACTCAAACACAGGATTGGTGTAAACATCAACGCAGAGTCGGCACGCTACAAGGAATTCAAAGTTGATAAGTATCACCTTCCCGTTGACTGGGACGAAGAAGAGCAGGGCGAACTAGAAGCCTTTATCAAGGACGCCTACGACCGCTATCACAAGTGCATTGCTCGTCTAGAAGACAAGGGTTACACGCGAAAGCGTGCGAAGGAAAGTGCTCGCCTTTACCTACCCTACGGCATTCAAATCACTTGCGACATTATGTTCAACTGGCGTTCTTTCGCCCACTTCCAGAAGCTACGCAATGACGAACACGCCCAGTTGGAGGTTCGCGAGGTCGCAGCAGAAATGCTACGACTTGTAGAAGAGCAAGGCGACTTCCCCAAGACGATTGAGGCTATGACCGCAGCAGGAATGCTTCCAGTCAAGGAGAACGAAGAATGAAAATCGAAGGACCACTTTGGATTGAATCCAAGCCCGAAGAGGGCGAATTCAGCGGCAGCACAATTTACATTCAGTTTATCTCTTTTAGTGACAAAGAGATAGACTATGAAAATCCTCATCACACAGCAAAGGTTATGAGTGCTATGCTGACGCCAAATGATGTAGAGACAATGGGCGACAAAGACCCAAGCTCTCTTTTCACCACCATCGCTACTACTCGCTGGGCAACAATCCCAGACTATTTACAGAAAAGCATAGCAGCGCTGAAGGTGTTTGGAGAAGACACAGTAGTCGCTAGGCGTCATTGGTCTCTTGAAGACGATAACCTTGTTCCTATTGTTGTGGAGAGAAAGAAATGAAAGTCGGCGATAAGATAATCCAAGTTATCCCACAGACATCAACTACCAGAATAGATGGGATAGAGGCAACAATCATAGAAGTCAAGGAAGATGGGATCATTGTTGAGTTTTTCCATCCCTACGATAAGAAGATAGTCCAGCAGTTTTGGACAAACTCTCACAAAGTAAGACTACTAGAGGAAAGCAAATGAAAGTTAAAATGATAAAAAATGATGATGAGCATTTGATTACTATCCCCAAAGAGGTTATCAAAATGCTTGGCTGGAAAGAAGAAACCACTTTGAAGATTGAGGTGGGAAGAGACTTTGAATTAAATGCTACAACAATAGTGATCACGAAAAAAGGCTAACTATTTATAGCTGGAGAACAAAATGAAAAAAGTTATAACAGAGTGGAAGGAATTCTTAACAGAGAGTTCAATCAGTCGCACCTATGAACACATTCTTAACCACGACACCGGGTTTATGACAGCGTTTCGCGACAACAATAAAGATAGAACAAAGTGTATGCCTGATCATAGCAACACTATGGAGAACTATGAGCGCAACCGCCAGCTAAAAGCTGTTCTGCTCAACAAGGGCTATGGCGTCACAGATGTTGATGGAACCTACGTTGAGTATTTTGGAACAGACGCAGCCAAAGAGGTCAAGGAAGACTCTTTCTTTGTTGTGAATCTTAAAGATGATCCAAATTTCAAGGACACAATAACTGGTCTCGGCGAGCACTTCTGTCAGGATTCTGTCTTGTTTGTTCCTCGCGGCGGCGAACAATCTTACCTTATTGGAACAAACGACGCTGACTTTCCTGGCTACGGCAACGAAGAAGAGACAGGCGAGTTCCTAGGCGGCAAAGAAGGTGAGTTTATGACTCGCGTTGGTAAGTCAAAGAGACCAATTCAGTTTGCCGAGGGTCTTGAAACTAAAGCAAGAATGCAAAACAACACCAAGTTTCTTATCTCACGACTCGCAAAGCAGGTCCTACAGGAGATGAAGGGGGATAGTTGAATCCTTACTACGATGAAATTGTAGTTGGTTCTTCGCTTCGCGCTCTCCTGTTTGCTTCTCTTAACGATTTCCCGGTGTTTTTTACAACACCAGAGAAGCCCCACCAATTTGATCACTTCTCGCCTTCTGTTGACTTGTCTAGTTGGGGTCTCCATAATGAGTCACAACTTTGGACGACTCCAATTGGCGAGAGATCAACAGGGCAGCCTAAGACAGCATTATGGGAGCATCTTCTTTTTGTTCTCGGACTTAAAGGACTTGCTCCGTTCTCTGATCTATGTAGTTCATTACGAATTTACGAAAATGAATTGACAGGTCACTCCGACTATGCTAAGTTGAGGACAGTAAGATTTGGCGTGTGCCACTACTTTGATGAGCACGCAACCTATAACCTTTTATCTTGCGAGGATAAGCCAAAAACCTATCAAGTTTATGACACTTTGGCATTCTCAAGAGGAGGGAAACATCACCTTGATCTGATAGAGACTGAAGATTCATTTTGCAACAAGGTTTGGTTTTATTTATCACCTAGAATCGATGGCAGGCTGCCCGTGAAGGATGCCTGCGTGCTTTCAATTTTAACTGAAGAGCAGATAGATGACTTTGATTTTTCAGAGACCATAGTGAGGCTCACAACCGTCAGTAAAATGAGGGAATTAGGACTGAGAGGAACAAAGAATGGATGGCAAGCAGATGGAAAAAGAAGATACAGAAGTTTCAAGGTTGAAGCGATCAATCGTGATAAATTCCTATCATCTCCTCCAGTTTGGTTGGAGACAGATTCGATCAAAGTTCCGAAGATTACTGAAGAAGCACTTCTACTACGACTCCCCGACATAGCGAGAGCACAAAAAAGAATTCTGGAAAGATTATGGCTAAACACCTAGCAGGCATCATCCCATTAGCGAACTTTGACGACAACTACAAGTTGCCTTATGATTCGTTTATGCTTCCTATTGAAAACGACTTCACTCTCATCCAGAAGTCTGTGTTTGAGTGCGCCCTGGCTGGTTGTTCTACGATCTGGATCGTAGCCAACGACGATCTAGCCCCGCTGGTCAAGAAGCACATAGGCGAGTGGGTCTATGATCCTGTTTACTTTTGGGACGACTACATAAACAATTACGTTGTCCAGAGAAGAACCCACATCCCCATCTATTATGTTCCTATCCTACCAAAAGATAGAGACAAGCGTGATAGTTATGGCTGGTCTGCTCTATTTGGGATGCATTCTGCTTGGTATACTTCTTACAGGATCTCAAAATGGGTCGTCCCAAAGAAATACTTTGTGTCGTTTCCAAATAATGCCTATGATTACTGGTCGTTGCGAGAACAAAGAAAGAAACTTTCCAACACCACAAAGAACTTTTTCTTTACTAGCGAGGGTAAGACAGTAAAGGATAATTTACCAATCCCCTTCACTATGAGAGGCGAAGACTTTATCCAGTGCCGCAGAGAAGTCAACAAACTTACAACCCGCGACCATTATCCGCTGGGTCCTAACGAGACTTGGCGCGACTTAAAGAAAATGCCGAAGGAAGAACGCTGGACAGCACAGCATTTTGACCTCGCGACAATCTTTGACAAGGTGAGCGAAGAAGAATGCTTCCGCAAAGAGTTAGACTGGTTCTACGATCTCAGAGAGTGGGATGGCTACCGAGCCTACCTCGCGTCAGATAATGTCGTGGGATCGCCCAACTGGCGCTTGACTAAGCCGCATCAACTGAATAGATTATGTGTGGAGGAAGAGGAATGAAACTCTATCGCGAAGGCACATTACTGAGAGGTCGTTACGGCGACCTTTGGATGATCGCAGAGATCACCAAGAAAGTGTGGGGACAACCTCCTGCTACTATGACCTACACCTGTGTGCGTCTCAAAGATTCTTTTATCAATCATTCTCTGTGCCGGATCGTTCATCACAGAATGGAACTTGTTTCGGAGGCATAATGACCACAAGAAAGTGCTTGCGCCCACCGCCCTGCCGTGTTACATTATGAATGTAAGCAGCGGCACTGACGCCCCCCACCGACGAAGGACACAGAATGACTGAGAGAACACAGAGCAAGATCAAGTTTGTTGGGCTACACGCCCACAGCGTAGCGGGTTCCATCTTTGATGGTCTCGGCTTCCCGCAAGACCACATGGACTTCGCCTACCAGAATGGAATGGATGCCCTCGCACTAACCGACCACGGCAACCAGAATGGTCTAGCCTATCAGGTGCTACACGCAAAGAAGATGAAGGCAGAAGGCAAGGACTTCAAGCCGATCTTTGGTTGCGAGGCTTACTTCATCCCTTCTATTGAAGAGTGGAAGGAGGAATACGAACAGACTATGCTTGATAAGAAGAAGGCACGGGCAGCCAAGAAGGCTGGTGCGTCTGCTGCTTCTGTCGAGGATGAAGGTGCGAGCAAGGGTAAGAGCAGCAATGTTCTACGCCGCCGTCGCCATCTTGTGCTCCTCGCACAGAACCAGACCGGGCTGAACAACCTATTCAAGCTTGTGTCTGAGAGCTACAAAGATGAGAATTTCTATCGCTATCCTCGCATGGACTACAAGATGCTGAAGGAGCACGGCGAAGGCATCATCGCTTCGTCTGCTTGTCTTGGTGGCGTCTATGCTGGAAACTACTGGGAGAACCGAGAAGAAGGTTCAGAAGCAGTTCTTGAGGCTATGCGGGAAACTACACGCAACATGATTGATGTGTTCGGTGATCGCTGGCACGGCGAGATTCAGTGGAACAATGTCCCAGAGCAGCACGAACTCAACAAGTTTGTTATTCAGGTTTGTGATGAGTTTGGTGTGAAGGTCATCTCCACCGCAGACTCACACTATCCTAATCGTGATGCTTGGAAGGATCGCGAACTCTACAAGCGCCTTGGTTGGCTTGGTAAGGGTCGCCCGCAGTGGGCAGACACCGAGAGTGAACTGCCTATCTCTGTTGACGAGATTGGTTATGAACTCTACCCCAAGAACGGGGACGAGATGTGGGAAAGCTACAAGAGCTACTCGCAGATGTGTGGTGCGACTTATGATGATGACCTTGTTCTGCGTTCTATTGAGGAGACTCATAAGATTGCGTTTGATCGCATCGAGAACTTCCTTCCAGACAACACTGTTCGGCTCCCTTCATTCGTTGTGCCTGCTGGACACACCGCAACCGAGGCGCTAATCAACTTCTCGCTTGAAGGTCTGCGTAAGTTGGGTCTTGCCGACAACCAGCAGTACCTTGCGAGACTAAAGGAAGAACTCCACGTCATTGACGACCGAGGGTTCTCAAAGTACTTCTTGACTATGAAGGCAATCGTTGATGTTACTGACACAATGATGCTCGCTGGTCCCGGTCGAGGTTCCGCTGCTGGCTCACTTGTTGCGTATTCTCTCGGCATTACGCAGGTTGATCCTATCAAGTATGACCTCCTATTCTCTCGCTTCTTGCGTTCCGACGCCAAGGATTACCCAGACATCGACTATGATGTTAGTCGTCCTATGGAACTGAAGGATAAGTTGATTGAGTTGTGGGGCGAGGATTGCGTTGCGCCTATCTCCAACTGGAACACTCTTCAGTTGAAGTCTCTTATCAAGGACATTTCCAAGCTCTATGGTATTGAGTTTGGTGAGGTCAACTTGGTTACGAATGCGATGCTTAAGGAGGCAACACCTCTCGCCAAGCAGAAGCACGGCATCAAGGCTGGAATGTATACTCCAACCTGGGAAGAGGTGCTTGAGTTCTCTAGTTCTCTCAAGAATTTCCTGAGCAAGTATCCCAATGTAAAGACGCACGTTCGCGCTCTTGTTGGTCAGGTTCGCTCTGCGTCCCGCCACGCTGGTGGTGTTGTGATTGCCGAGGATCTCGACAAGAACATGCCTCTAATCAACTCCAAGGGTGTGCGCCAGACTCCTTGGTCAGAGGGTCAGAACGTCCGTCACCTTGAGCCGATGGGCTTTATCAAGTTCGATCTTCTTGGTCTCTCGACCCTTGCTATGATGGAGACTGCGATTGAGCTAATCCTCAAGCGCCACCACGGCATCGCAGAGCCAACCTTCAAGCAGGTCAAGGACTTCTACGACACAAAGCTCCACCCCGATGTTATCAACCTTGATGACGAGAAGGTTTACAAGAATGTTTTCCACAAGGGTAACTTTGTAGGGACTTTCCAGTTCACTGAGGATGGGGCTCAGAACTTCGCAGAGAGAGTAAAGCCTAACAACATCATTGATGTCTCGGCTATCACCTCCATCTATCGTCCCGGTCCTCTGTCCGCAAATGTTCACGAGGATTACATTGAGGCAAAGGAGAGTCCACAATACATTAAGTATCTTACACCCGAGGTCCAAGAGATCACTGAAGAAACATTCGGTTTCTTGATCTTTCAGGAACAAATCGCTAAGATTGCCCACGCACTCGGCAAGGATCTGTCTCTTGACGAGGGCAACTTGCTTCGTAAGCTTCTAACTAAGAAGGGGACGGGCAAGGGTTTTGAAGTCAAGGATGCGATTCACAAGAAGTTCATTGATGGATGTCTGGAGAAGAACATCGCTAGGTCTGAAGCACAGAGTCTGTGGGAAAAGTTTGAATACTTCTCTGGCTATGGCTTCAACAAGTCCCACGCTGTTGCCTACTCTATCATTTCTTATCAGTGTGCTTGGCTTCTAACTCACTTTGAGGCAGAGTGGACTGCTGCCTTCCTCGATAAAGAGCCAGAGAAGAAGAAGGAGAATGCGATTAACATCGCCAAGTCTCTTGGCTACGACATCCAGCCAGTTGAGGTCAACACTTCTGGTCGCGTCTGGGGGATTGGTGCTGATGGAAAGACCCTCATTCAGCCTCTAACCAGCATCAAGGGCTTTGGTGATGCCGCTATGGATCAGATTCTAGATAATCGCCCATTCGCCGACATCGAAGACCTTTTGTTCCGAGATGAGATTAAGTATGCGAAGCTGAACAAGAAGGCTTTGGATGCCCTCTGCCGCGCGGGTGCTATGGATAGTTTGATGGACGATAGATTCACAGGTCGCAAACACTTCTGGTCTGCTGCTGTTGTCGATCGACCGAAGACCAAGAAGAAGTTTCACGTCAACATCGATCTATACAGAGGCGAGGGGGACTTTAGCGAAGAAGAGATTATCCAGTTCAAGACAGACCTCACAGGGGTGTTCCCAATGTCCCTGGTTGTGAATCCAGAAATGATTCAGGATCTAAGAGACAAGTACATCCCGCCAATTTCAGAGTTCGATGAGGAACTACAGATTTGCTGGTTTATTCCACGCAAGGTTGTGTCCAAGAAGACGAAGAAGGGCAAAGACTATTGGATTCTAGAAGTGATTGATTCCAATAACGAGACAGAGAAGATTAGATGTTGGGGAGTTGATGTAAAGAAGGACAGAATTCACATCAATCGCCCCTATCTATCACGGCTGAGTTATGATCCGAAGTGGGGTTTCTCCACTAGGTCAGTTTACAGAAACTTTAGACTACTAGGTTAACAATAAGGAGACAAACAATGGCTACGAAGAAGACACACAACAAGGCAACCAAGAAAAAGACTACTATTGGGAAGAGCCCATTAACAAAGCGTAAGCAACCGGGTCCGCACGGCGGAAACAAGGGCTACAAGAAGCGTTATCGCGGTCAGGGCAAGTGAAATGATGAACCCCCACTCTATTTAGAGTGGGGGTTCTATGTTTTGCGAACAAAAGACTTGGTTAAATGGCACAGGGCAGTAAATGAGATCCGCTACAGGCACACCGAACTAGAATTGCTTAAAGAAATGGCGGACGAATACAACCCCGTGTTTAATGCACATGTGCGAGAGTTTTGCGAGAAGAATGGGATCGACATAGAACAAGCAAAGAAAAGAGCAGGACTATCAGCCACAGTCAAGAAAGGAAAACAAAACCACGAAGAAGAACAAGCCAAACTTCTTGAAGACGGCGAAGTCGGAACAGAAGTTTCCGAAGATGTAGCTGAAGAGCAGCCCACGACCCCTCAAAAAGTTGAACAGCACGAGATGCACGACATTTTCAAAAAACTCTTTAAAAAACTTGCAGTTCACTTGCACCCAGACAAAGTGATGGGCTTGACAGATGAACAAAGACATGATAGATTAGAGATGTTCAAGGACGCCAAGCAAGCCTTGGATGACGAGCGCTACTTCTTTCTTTTAGATCTCTCAGATCGCTTTAACATCACCTTGCCTAATAACTACAAACAACAGACAAGGTGGATGAAAGCAAGATCAATAGAGTTGGAGTCCGAAATAGCTTCAATGAAATCAAGTTTCAACTATTCTTACGCGGACTGTGATACAGATGAGGCGAGAGATAAACTCGTTGCGATGTTTTTGAATCAGGTATACGGAATCTAGAAATCGCAAATCGTTAAAAATTTTTTGAGCCAAATTTTCCAGATTTAGAGGTTATAATGGAACACTTAGTGAATTGCCACGGAGAGTGGGCAGCACTTTTCGCTTGCATTAGTTCGCTCCCTATGTTAAGTTATTGGTACAAGTTCAGAAACAAGGAGGAAACTTGATTACCGACGTTGTTATTGGTCTCCAACACGGAGACGAGGGTAAAGGAAAGGTTACCCACCACTTGCTCAAGAGTGGAGAATACACCCATTGCGTTAGATTCAATGGGGGTTGTAATGCGGGACACACGATCTTCCATAATGGAAAAAAGTTTGTCACCCATCACATCCCAGCAGGCGTCTTTTTCGGAGTTACATCAGTAATCGGCAACGGTTGCGTGATTGATCCGATGAAGTTAGAAGAAGAGATAGACTACTTAGAATCCCACGGAATCCCCGTGCGGCAACATCTAAGGATCGCAAAAAATGCTCATGTTATCACCGAAGACCACAAAATCGAAGACGGCGCTGACGAGAAGATTGGAACAACTAGAACTGGTAATGGACCTGCTTATCGTGATAAGTATGGTCGGACTGGCATTCGCGCCTGCGACGTACTTAACTTCAAACCTTATCTAGTAGACATTTACGAAGAGCTATCAGGCGACACAGTGGTCTTGATGGAAGGGGCACAAGGCTTCTGGCTTGACCCTGACTGGGGCGATTACCCGTTTGTAACGTCTTCACACACAGGCACGGCTGCCGCCATCCAGAACGGCATCAGCCCCCGCTCTATTCGCAATGTCTGGGGCATCATCAAAGCTTACGAGACCTATGTAGGAGCCCGTAGCTTCCAGCCAGCCTCTGAAATCTTCAACCGCATCCAAGAGGTCGGGCAGGAATTTGGAGCCACCACAGGGCGTGTGAGGCAGTGTAATTGGATAAACGTGAAGGAGGTCCAGCGTGCCATTAGCATGAACGGAGTCAACCGCCTTGTTATAAACAAAGTGGACATTTTGCGAGAGGTCGGCTCTTGGGGAACAACTGAGGCTTATGTTGAGAATGAATCATCATTTCGGTCATTCTTGCAAGAACAGTTTAGTGCGAGACTAGGAATAGATAAGATTTATTTCTCTGACAACCCCCGCACGATCTCGGACGAAAAGGGCTTGACAGAAGCCGCCTGACGGGCTATATTATAGGTGTCGTTGGAGGACACATGAGCAAGAATTATGGATACGCCTGCATCAACATGCAGCTTTCTAACCCACAAGACTTCGGTGGTCACAAGAATGATAGAATCACCACCAACCGCACGATGATCAAGAGGACCTTCCAAGAAAAGGGCATTGAATACGCTTCATCCCTCGCCCTCTTGAACATCTTGGACCTTCAGAAAGTCCTTGAGTGGAATGTCCAGCATGGGATCAATTTCTTCCGTTTGTCCTCCAACGTCTTCCCTTGGGCGTCAGAATACCAACTTCACGACATGCCCGACTACGAGGCAATCTACGAAGCGTGCGAGCGTTCTGGCAACTACATTCGCCAGCACGGCATTCGCATCACCTCTCACCCTGGTCCGTTCAACAAGCTCGCTTCCCCCAAAGAGCGTGTGTTTGAGAACACCAAGCGCGACTTGGAGATTCACGGCGAGTTCTTCGACATGCTGGGATTGCCCCGAAATCACTACGCAAAGATCAACATTCACGTCGGCGCAGCTTACAACAACAAGCCGGTCGCACTAGATACTTTTGCACGGAACTTTGAGCGCCTGCCGGTGTCAGTAACTTCAAGACTCACGGTGGAGAACGATGATCGACAAAGCCTATACTCGACTCAAGAGCTATATGACGGGGTATTTACTCGCACTGGCATTCCTATTGTTTTTGACTATCATCATCATGGCTTCTGCACAGGCGACCTTACGGAGAAGCAGGCTTTGGAACTGGCTATTTCGACGTGGGGAGACATCAAGCCGGTAGTCCACTACTCTGAGTCGAGAGCAGAAGAGAAGAAGGACGCTAAGATTCGTCCCCACGCACACTCAGATTACGTCAACGGACCTGTTGACGACTACGGCTACGACCTCGACGTGATGATCGAGGCGAAGGCTAAGGAGCTTGCCCTGTTCAATCTCAAGAAAAACGACGCTGAGCGCTTGACAGCAGCAGCGTGACCGGTTACATTACATACATAACAAGGAGGACTAAATGTCTACATCAACCGAAGAGAAGAAGCGCTACGTTCTGGAGTACATCCGGTCACTCGTGGCAATCGAAGAGGCTATCGAGCCTTACAAGGAGCAGAAGCGAGAGCTACGCACCGAGTACCGAGAGCAGGGCTGGCTTAACACCGACGAGATCCGTGCGGCTGTGAAGGCTTACCGTCTGTTCAAGGGCAAGGTAGACATCGAGGATGTTTACGACAACTTCAAGATGCTCTCTGGTGAGGGCACACCGGAGGATTCATGATTATTCAGTATCAGCGACTTGATGAGTATGTCAAGGTTCCCACACGTTCTAACCCATCTGATGCTGGGCTGGATGTATATGCCAACCTTCGTGATCCTATGGTGATCGAACCCGGTGGATCTGCAATCATTCCCACCGGACTTCGTTTTGGTATTCCGCACGGTTACATGCTACAGGTAATGAATCGCTCTAGTGTAGCAGCAAAGCGTAGCTTGATTGTTGGAGCACACGTTGTGGACTCTGGCTATGATGGAGAGGTTTTCATCAATCTACACAATGTTGGGACAGAGTTACAGCAAGTCAAGTTCGGTCAGAAGATTGCCCAACTAGTTATGATCCCAGTTGTTCATTTCCGAGCACTAGAAGAAGTTGATGGGCTGATCTATGATGATCGCCAACCAATCACTATTTCAGACCGCGGAGAGGGAGCACTAGGTAGCACAGGAGCATAAAATGGCACAGACAATTTTGACAGAAGCAGCACCACCCGAGAAAGAAGCCCTATATGGCGCTTTGGGTGTTTATCCAGACAAGAACACTGCACTTGCAGAGTTAATTGATAACTCTGGAGAATACGGGAACACTACTACCATTAAGATTGTCTGTAAGCCAGATCGAATCATCATCAGTGATGATGGTGCTGGCTTGAACCCAGAAACCATGGTATCTATGTTTCGCATTAAGAGAAGTGAACATTCCGAGGGCGAAACAGGAAAATTTGGCTATGGGTTCAAGTCAGCCACCAGTTTTCTTGGAGACGGAACAACAGTTCTATCACTTCAGAGAGGAACCTTTACTTGGGGTAAAGCAGAGCCAAACAATAATTGGCAATATGAAATCAAGTCAATCCCGCAGACTGATCCCGAGTTCGGGCATTACCAGTCTATCTGGAACGCCGATAAAGCAGCCAATTCTACAAGTGGGACAATTATCGTAATTCCAAAACTGAAAGAGCAGTTTAGCGATGTTGATACTGCTACTCTTCAGACATTCATCTCAAGAACCTACGCTATCAACTTCAAGCAGAAAAACATAAGAGTAGAGTTGAATGGCGGCGACATCAAATTCACAAAGTTGTTCGGCAAGCCCATAATTCCAGAGTTTGATAAAAAGACCGTAAAGTTCAACGACATTGAATTCGGGATCTCAATCCTCCTCCGCGACAACGACAGTATGCTTTCTGGCTTGACCATCGTTAGAAACGACAGGATTATCGCCAGCGGCTACACACTTGGAATCCCAGGCATTTCAGACCCAGCCATGGCTGAATACCAGATTGTCTTATGGGGGAACGATAAGCTTGATGATTGCTTAAAGATGACCCCGATGAAGACGATTAGCCCCAATCAGGCTATTGATAGGGGATTCAGACGCGCCTTCTTTTTCAATTCCGGGCTTGTTGCCGAGATAAAGAAGATTATTGAATCAACTCCACAGGCAAGTGAAGTTTTCGTGCCCCTCTCACAGCACACCCGATTGCTTACAGGATTGGAGAGTCTCCGCGAGAATCTGCCGCAAAAATTCTCATCCTATGTTACCACAAGGGAAGCGGATTTTGAACAAAAGCCACCACCCCCGGCAATCCTCAAGGAAATAGACAAAGTTATCAGCATCGTTTCCGCGCCAAAATTTCCACCCAACCCACAAACAAAAGTCACAACGACATCGGTAAACTTTACACAAGGTCTGTTTAACATCGACCTAAAGCCGCTTGGACCAAACAATTTTATGTGGGACGTAGAGGAGCGCCTAATCAATAACAAACTGCAAATCGTTGCAGTTTTCAACTACGACATTGCATTTGTTCGCGGCATCATTTCAGGACCTCGGAACGATGTAGCCAAGGACTTCATCAACGATGCTATCGCCCAGATAGTTTATTCCAAGATTCACCTTGACAACACGATTCATAGCGGTTACAAGAATACATACCGCAACATCTCGCGAATCAAAACACAAATTTTTGGAGGATAAATGGACAAGAACACAACGCAGGTAATGTTTAGCTCAAAGTCGAACGATTGGGCTACACCACAATCGTTCTTCGACAAGCTCGACAGCATCTTTGGACCATTCACCCTAGATGCCGCAGCATCGGCTGATAACTACAAGGTCGCCAACCACTACACCGAAGCAGATGATTCACTTGCTCAGGACTGGTCTGGTAATCGTGTCTTCCTAAACCCACCTTATGGTCGTAACCTCAAGGATTGGATCAAGAAGGCTTACGAAGAGGGGCAGAACGACGACACAACAGTTGTAATGCTTATTCCCGCCCGCACCGACACCAAGTATTGGCACGACTACGTGATGAAAGCAGATGAGATTCGCTTCGTCCGAGGACGCATCAAATTTGGTGACGAGACGAATAGTGCCCCATTCCCATCAGCAGTGGTGGTGTTCCGGCAGTCATCATTTAACGGACCACGCATCACCGGAATGGAGCGACCGTGATAAAGCAAATTCTTCATTTCTATAGAGACAGCCCAGTTAAAACAAAAGATAAGCACTTTGCTGGACTAACAAAGGTTATAGAAGAACTGCTTGAAGGTTCAAGCTATTATCTAAAAAAGGGCGGCGTCGCTGAAGGTGTAAATCGAACTAAGCGGTGGGATTATCCAATTTATGATAAATCTACTCATGCTCTTTTCGCGGTTATAGAAGCAAAGTCTAATAGTGGCAATAAAAACTTCAATAATCGACTTGAAGAAGCCGTTGGGAACGCCGCCATGAATAAAAAAGTACATCCTTCAGCAAGGCGTGGTTATTTGATGATTCTAGATCATGAAGAAAGCGAGTATGGAAAAAAGGTCTCAAAGCGTTGGGAACAAAGTTTTGAAGAATTTCTCGATGACTACGACGCTCTGTGTCTTATCAGGGAAAAGTTCCAAAATCCCGAACACTCAAAGTTTGAACTAAAAACATTTTTCCAAAAAATGGGGCTCCTATGAATAGAGCACAACGGCGGCGGCTCAAGAAGAAGAACAAAGGCAACGAGAAACTCGCCCAAAAAATTTCCAGCTTTAGCCACAGACCAGACGCATGTTCAACGTGCGACGCCCCATTTGATAAAAAATCAAAAGAACACGCACTAACTTGGCGAGTAGTTGTGCGCGAGAATCCCTCTCACGTCTCACTATTTTGCCCCCAATGCATCGAGATAACCCAAGGAGCACTCAATGCCCACGCCAACACAAAAGATTGACCTATTTGATTCACAAGGGATGGACGACCCTCCTCCCACCGAAGAAGTAGCAGCAAGCTACTTGCAGCAGCTAGAGGGATTAGAAGGTCTAGCACGACGCGAAGCAGTCAATAACCCCACGCACTACAACCAAGGCAGCATAGAAGTAATTGATGCCATCGAGGATTGGGGGCTTGACTTCAACGCAGGCAACGTGGTAAAGTATGTAGCGAGACACCGGCACAAGGCAAAAGCTCTTGAGGACCTCAAGAAAGCACGCTGGTATCTCGACCGCATCATAGAAGGATATGAAAATGACAATAGCTAGGATAAACAGAAAGAACCTAGAGCAAATTCTAGGCGGAAAAGTTGACGGCGAACATGAAGTCGTAATTAAGTTCTATGGCTCTAATTGCCACTTATGCCACGCCTTGAAGCCTCGCTTCGTAGACCTCTCTGAAGACTACGACGGTGTCCACTTCTATGCTTTTAACATGGAGGATGGAGATGGACTTGAGAAAAAATACGGCTTTCAAGGTGTTCCGTCTATCTGTTATGTTAAGACCGGAGGTATGAGACCCAAGGTTGATTTTATGGAAGACCCCGAGAATCCCAACAAGGAAACTTGGTTTGACCCAACCGGAATCCGAATCTTTATTGACAAGAACAGGAACTAACATGAAAGAGGCATTAACTTATGACGACATTCTCATCCTTCCGCAGTATTCCGATATCCGCAGTCGATCTGAAGTGGATATCCATTCTAATTTGGGGAACGGACTAAAGCTTGACCTACCGATCTTTGCGTCCCCTATGGACACAATCTCGGAAGACCTTATGGCGTTCGCAATGTCAGAGCAGGGTGGTTCGGCAATCATCCACAGATACAACACGCCAGAAGAGCAAGCCCAGTTGGTTCGCATAGCAAAAACCAACGGAGCAGAAAACATTGGCTTCGCTGTTGGTGTTGGCGATGATATGCAATCTAGAGTGCGTGAGTGCCTTGCCGCAGGCGCAACCTTTGTTTGTGTTGATGTAGCCCACGGGCATCACATTATGATGAAAGAAGCACTACACACAATTAGAGGGGCTATTGGCGATGATCTACACATTATGGCTGGTAATGTAGCAACTCTCCAGGGAATCAATGATCTCGCAGACTGGGGAGCAAACTCTGTTCGTTGTAACATCGGGGGAGGCTCTATCTGTTCTACCCGTGTCCAGACAGGTCACGGACACCCTGGGCTACAAACGATCATGGATTGCGCTATGACCGACCGCGATGTAACAATCATAGCAGACGGCGGCATTCGCAACTCTGGAGACATCGTGAAAGCTCTCGCAGCAGGAGCCGACGCGGTTATGCTAGGCTCTCTACTTTCTGGCACAAGGGAAACACCCGGAGAAGTTTTTACAGACGCTCAGGGACGCAAATACAAGACCTACCGAGGGATGGCTTCCAAGGAAGCACAGGTAGAGTGGCGGGGAAGATACTCATCATTTGAAGGTGTGTCCTCTACTGTTCCTTATCGCGGCAAGGTTCGCAACATCCTCTCAGACCTTGAGCAAGGCATTCGATCCGGGCTTTCCTACTCTGGTGTCCGTTCGATTGACGAGATGCAATACAGGGTCGAGTTTGTTCGGCAGACTTCTGCCGGATTGGGCGAGAGCAAGACACACATCATCAACCGGCAGTGGTGATGACTGATAAACCAAACTACGGAGAAGACATAAAGTCGATCCGCTTTTGGGTTGCCGATGATGATCACGCACGGCTTATAATAAAACTGAGACACAATAAATTAAATGCATCTCAGTTTTTTCGTGCAGTGATTGATGGCGTTGTTCAGGAAGATCCAAATCTTATGGCTTTTATGGAAGATTATGTTTTAGAACATAAGCTCTTGAGTCGAAAGAGATTCGCAAAGTCTCTCAAGCTAAAACGAAAAGGAAAAGAAAAGCTGGAAGATTGGGGGCTCCTTGATGACGCCGAGAAAGAAAACCTATTTGACTTAATCGCAGAGGAGTTCCCAGATCTATGAATACTAAACATTTAATGATATGTGCCCAGCAATGCTTGAAAGAAAGAGAAAGCTGCGAAGCAGCAGGGTGCAGATACCACATTGATTATGAAGATGACTACAATTGTACGATGATTGCAATTCACCAGAACGGCTCTCTTTCTCTTCGCGAGATAGCAAAGCGTGAAGGACTATCTTTTGCTCGAATAAAGCAAATAGAAACTAAGGCACTAATTAAATTAAAGAAACGTTTGCCGGATGGCGAAGAATTATTGGCTTCTTCTGGTGATGTAGACTATTTAACATTAAGTTTTTAAGGAGATTTAAAACTATGGCTCGCAAGACACTATTATCAGAATCAGAGATTCGCCAGTTCATGAAGCTAGCGAACATTCAGCCCCTCCAAGAGATGGGCGGAAGTTACGGTATGCCACCCGGTATGCGTGACGACGAGGAAGAAGAGGACGAACCCGGTATGCGTGATGCTCCCGGTATGCGCGATATGCGTGAAGAAGAAGAGATGGAGATGGACGCCGAAGAAGCCCCAGCCCCCGAGGGCGGCGAAGAAATGGACATGGAAATGGATGCCGATATGGGTGAAGAGCCCGCAGGCGACATGGAAATGGACATGGGCGACGACATGGACATGGGAGCCATGGGCGACATGGAAGGTGGAAAAGAAGAGCAGTTTGCGGACATCGTAGACAAGCTCGCAGATCTACTCGGTCTCGACGCCGATGTAGAGGTCGGTGAAGATGAGATGGAAATGGGGGGTGAAGCTGAAGACGTAGAAGGTGGTGAACTAGAGGTCGATGCCGCTCCCGAAGGCGAAGATAACGATATGGGAATCGAGATGGAAGATGACGAGGAAATGGGCGAAGAAGAAATAGTACAAGAAGTCGCCCGCCGAGTCTCTGCTCGACTCATTCGTGAGAAGAAGAAAGATGCTATGGCGAACAAGCTAGCCGAGCGCATTTATCGTAGACTCGCTTCAAAATAATAGCTTGACAGAAATCTCCTGAGCCGTTATAATAACCATCTAGGCAACCATACCTAGGTGGTTATTTTTTTGGAGATACAATGGAACTAGTCATCAGCATAGTGATAGCAGGGTCCTCTTTCTTGCTTGGGTGGCTAACCTGCGGAGGTTTATACTTCTTCAAGTCTACTAAACTCTCATTAGTTATTTTAAGGATGGCTTATGTTTTCTACTTGACAATTGTTAATAAGGGGTTAGAATACTTACACTATGCACACATAAACAGACTGGACGCCCTTCGCAAGAATGGTAAGTCTTATGGAGACAAAGAGTATGAATCTCTTAAAAGAGACAATGATAAAGTTACTCAACACTACAAAGATAACTCGATAGCCTATTTACTTCAGGCGCACCCTGAGATGTTTAAAGGCTTTATTGAATTTGATGATTGGAGAGGGTCGCAGAGATTCCTAAATAACAACAAAAAAACAGCTATTATGTTTTCAAAGGAGATAAACAAATGATGCGTAAAATTATTGGAAAGATTCTTGATACGGTGCTCCCCCCGGTAAAGAAAGAAGCAGCAACCAAAGAGGCAGCCTCTACTGGTGGCTCCGAGCCTGAAGTCAAGACTATCAGTCTTGAGCAACTACTTGGTGGCGATATGGCTAAAGAGCCAGAGCTTCGCGTTATTGGACTCTACTCTAGCGTCGAAGATGAAAAGATCGCAGAGCTTACCCAAGCCCTACTTTACCTAAACGAAATGAACCGCATAGCCCCAGAGGGCAAAGAAAAGAAGCCCGTTGAGTTCTACATCAACACCTACGGCGGCAGCGCAGACGATATGTTCGCTCTCTACGATGTGATGCAGGTTGTAATGGAAGAGACCGAAATTCACACCATCGGCGTCGGCAAGGTTATGTCCGCTGGAACCCTACTCCTCGCAGCAGGAACAAAGGGCAAGCGCAAGATCGGCAAGAACTGCCGAGTTATGATTCACAATGTCGCCGCAGGCAACTTTGGAACGCTCCCTAACCTAACAAATGAGTTGGAAGCTATCCAGACACTACAGGAAGATTACATCACCGCTATGGTTGAGAACACCAAGTTCACCCGTAAGAAGTTGGAGAAACTACTTAATGAAAAGGTAAACATCTATCTCTCTGCCGAAGAAGCTGTTAAGTATGGTCTTGCCGACGAGATAATGTAAGGAGCAGTTATGTCTGATAATTTGTTAATGCTTCTCGAAATGATCGAGGAAGTTTTGGAAGAGCAGAGTAAGCATTCCGAAGCCGACGAGATTATTGCTACAATAAAAGCAAATTTTCCAGAACTTGAAGTAATTGATAGATCAAATACCAAAAGAGTTATAATCGATAACACTGGAGGTAAGCGATCACAAATTATGGACCTTCTTGGAGCAGCCCCAGACCCAGCTAAGGAAAGAGCAGATAAATTTGGAATTCTGCCTTCTGGAACAAAGATAGAGCTTAAAGCAGGCGCTCGCGGCGGTGTAAGAAATCTTAGTGAGAGGTTTGAAGAAAATATAATAATTGCTTTGAATAATGGAGATGATTCAGAAGTCGATAATCCAGTTTCTTCAGAGGAATACGAAGGGATTCAAGAAATAGCTAATGAAGTTGCCAATAAATCAGGCATCAAAGCGCGCGAAAACTGGTTCAAACCGGGCAACGGAGTTGTGACTGATAAGTATAAAAAACTTGCAAATGGCAAAACAAGAAACCCAAACCCGACACCAAAAACCGACATTTCTAATAAAGTAGAAAAAGACTATAGAATTTCTGTTAAAAAAGATGGTGCCCAATTGCTATCTGGACAGGCTGATGAGGTTATGTCGATCACGAGTGTTGTAGCAAATCAACTAAATTACACCGAGATCTTTAAGAGGCTCTTAATTGAGCAAATTGAGTTGATGGGAGATAAAGTTGCCATTGACGTTCTAGAGCCCTCGGAGAGAGGAGACTTGGGAAGACAAATAGCACAAGTTTTGTTTTCTAGAGATGAATTTAAAGAAAGATTTCTGATAGAGGCTATGACTGGCAATGAGAGATTTACAGAACCACTACCAATAGCAAATTCACTACTTATTTGGAATCTTGCTGGCAATGCACATTTTGAGCCAGCAATAGGAAATTGGGTAAGCAACAACTATTCAAATGTAAAGTATGGTGTAAGAAGTAGAGGTAAGGGCAGGGGATTGGCTGCAAGACTGGAACCTTATGTAAAAGAATTTGCAGCAAAATCAGGCGAAGACGGGTTTGTGAATGAAAGAGAGATGCAAATAGCTCGCGCCGCCCAAGACATTGCTTCATTGCCGCCAACCCCACCTATTCCAAAAGAAATCCCAACAGAAGTTATGGTCGCAGCGATTGAACAATTTTTTGCTGAGTTGGAAGAAGACAAGTTTTTGAGCCTGTTGGACGCAGTAGGGATTGACGAAGTGGACTATTCATCTTTTGATTTTACTATTCGGCAAAATCTAAGCAAAACAATTTCGGAGGGAACTTGAAATCACCACTACGTTATCCCGGTGGCAAAACACGCGCAATAAAGCACCTACTCCCTCACATTCCAGAGGGAGACATTTGTTCCCCGTTCTTAGGCGGTGGCTCTCTGGAGTTGGTGCTCGCTGAAGATAGAAAGGTATACGCTTACGATGCGTTCTATCCTCTCTACAACTTTTGGAACTGCCTGCTCACAGATCGCGACCAGTTGGTCGCAGAGGTCCGCAAGCTACACCCACTAGATAAACCTGGGTTCAAGGCACTACGAGAGCTTCTAAAGGCATACAGCAGCAACCACGGACCTTCTTATGTGGCTGCGGGTGCCTACTTTGCGATCAATCGCTCATCGTTCTCAGGCGCAACACTATCGGGTGGATACTCCAGGCAAGCAGCCGAAGGTCGATTCAACGAGAATAGCATCAAAAGGCTTGAGAATTTTGACGCACCCAATCTAAAAGTAGGGTTTCTAGGCTTTGAGGAGTCGATAGAGCAGCACAAAAATGAGTTCCTGTATCTTGACCCCCCTTACTTTTTGGAATCCAAGAGCAAGCTCTATGGAAAGAACGGCGACATGCATGAAGGTTTTGATCACGAAATGTTACATTTCCTCTTGACAAATCGCCAGAACTGGTTATTATGTTATAATGATTGTGAGTTTATTCGCAAGCACTACTCTGACTATGAAATAGTCCCAGCCGAGTGGGCTTACGGAATGAACAAAAGCAAGAAGTCAAACGAAGTATTTATCATTTCACGAGGTTAAAATGACAAACAAAATGGTGTTCGCAAACAACGAAGAGTTGCGACAGAAGATTCTAAATGGAGCAAACACTCTCGCAGACTATGTTTCCTCCACTCTCGGACCAAAGGGTCGAACCGTGCTCCTAAAGGAGCAAGACAAGACAGCGTTTGCGACCAAGGACGGAGTAACTGTAGCCCAATTCGTCAACCTTGAAGACGAGTTTGAGAACGCAGGCGCACAGATTATCCGCCAAGCAGCAAATGAAACCAACACAAGCGCAGGTGATGGAACTACTACAGCCACCGTCCTTGCGAGAGCAATCCTGAACGAAGCCCAGCGCCACATCGTAGCTGGTGTTTCTCCAATTGAACTACAAAGGGGAATAGATGCGACAGTCTCAGAAATCTGTAACAACCTTACGGAGATGGCACGACCGGTTACAAGCATTGATGATGTCAAGCACATCGCTACCATTTCTGCCAACAATGATTCTACTATTGGCGATCTCATCGCTTTGGCTGTTGATAAAGTTGGGCAGGACGGGTCTATAACAATCGAAGAGTCTCGATCTATGGACACCTCGATTGATGTTACTGAGGGTTTCCGATTCTCCGCTGGCTATTGCGCCTCTGCTTTTGTTAATGACGAGCGCCGCAATGTAATGCATTATGAAGAGCCGCTTGTGATGGTCACAGACTACAAGATTACACAGGTCGAGCAGATCCTACCCATCCTTGAATTGGTAGCACGAGAGGCTCGCCCGCTTGTTATCGTAGCAGAGGACATTGAGGGGCAAGCCCTCGCTGCTATGATTATGAATGCTATGCGCGGGTCTCTAAAGATTGCGGGAATCAAAGCCCCATTCTATGGAGAGGAGCGCCGTAACCTACTATCAGATCTTGCTATGTCCACGGGCGCTACATTTATCACCAGAGAGTCAGGACAGAAGCTACAGACCACGACTCTCGACCAACTTGGCACAGCTAAGTCAGTTGAGAGCACAAAGGTTGGAACAATCCTTGTAGGCGGCAACTGCGACTATGAAGGTGTGGAGAATCGCATCGAGAGTCTAAAGAACGAGATCGCAAGCACAGACGACTTCGCAGAATGCGAGCGCATCCAAGGACGCATTGTTCGCCTATCGTCAGGTGTTGCTGTTATTCACGTCGGCGGCGCAACTCAAGTCGAGATGACAGAAAAGAAGCATCGCATCGAAGATGCCCTTGAGGCAGTCCGCTCAGCACAAGAAGAAGGTGTGATTGGTGGTGGAGGCACTGCTCTATTGCGAGCCAGCAACTCAATCTCAATTGTGACCGACCACGATGAACAGGCAATTGGTATGACCATAGTTAAGAGAGCGTGCCAAGCGCCATTCCGACAGATGTGTAGAAACGGAGCAAAGAGTGAAGATTTGCTACTAGCGCATGTTCTCGACCAGCCTGATGAAATGGGTTATGACTTCCGCACAGGAACCTTGACAAACCTCTATGAGCGTGGTATATTAGATCCAGTGAGGGTTACAAAGTCAGCACTGAAGAACGCAGCGTCTTGTGCTGGAACTCTTATCACAACCAACTATGGAATTATACAGGTGCCACAATGACTAGAGGCGATTTAGTTCACATTCCGCAAGGAGTCTTACTCTTAGGAAATAAGAATAAAATAGAGAGCGGAGATGGCTACCTAAGATGCCCAAAACCTATCCGTGCCTTATTCTGGGAGGAAGACTCGAAGGAACCACGCTGGGGATATATCTATTATAGACAGAAGGTGTGGAGTGTTAGAATGAAAGAGATTTATCCAATTACACAGGAGTTTGAAAATGCTAGTTAGACTAACTGAGATTTGTGGAACAGGTGCCGTAACAACTGGTCGCCGTTATTCACTGCGAGAAGTGTTTGTAAACCCAGAGCACGTTGTAATGGTGAGAGAGGAACATGGTCTTCGCAATCTAAATGAGAACGGATTGCTCACAGAAGGTCTCGACAAAGAGCACCGCTTCTCAAAGATTACAATCGACAAGGGAACAACTGGTACTGAGATCACGGTCATCGGCGACCCCGACGCAGTTGAATCAGCACTAAACAAGCGCAATTACATCCTTAAGGGGTAATAATGGGACAAAGAGTAAACATTCAGTATTCTGTTGAGATTGACGAGCTTGATGAAGAGGTCGCGAGACTCTTTAAAAAAGCAGTCACACAACTTGAAGACATTGGTTCCGGTTGGGGGAGTGGCTACGTCCCCTTAGATCTCGAAGGGTTACGAATGGTTGATGAACTTCGACAAAATCTTGCCCAGGTAGACACGTCTCTCGCAGACGTGCAAAACATTGTCCAGGGCTACGTTCACTATAAGTCGTCACCACCGCAACAAGAGCAACCTGATTCTCCGAGCGAGGCGGAAGAGGTGGAAGTAGAACATCTGGAAGACAAGATAGCCAAGTTTAAGGAGTTGCTCGATGCGCAGTCCAATCAAAAACCTGAAGAAGACAACGAATAGTCTCTCGGCAGTTAAGCAGATTATCCCCAAGGGCTCGATTGTAGAGAGTCATTTGTTCTATGATGGTTCTCTTGAGTTTAATCTTGCGGAAGACGACAGGTTTGTTGTCGCTAACGCCTCGAAATACGTCGTTTACGAGTTTTGGGCGTGTGCGATGGAAAATCCAAAGAGAATAGCCGAAATAGCAAACCACCTGTTCCCTTCTTTGAGTGAACAAACTTTCGACATTCTACAGAAAGACTGGGCACGTTACAAAGATCCTTATGTTCGGTCTGCGTTCTTCTTTCTTCTTAACAGATGCAGTGCTCTTGGGATGATCACACACGGAGAGTTCGACACCAAGAATTACAATCCGTTTGCAACCAATGACTTGCGCCAGTTTGCTCCAAAAAACTTTCACCTAATCGGTAGTCCAACTAAAAAAATGGAGGAAACTGTGGGTGTTGTAGAGGAGGCAACACACATCTTTCTTCACGCTGGTAAGTTCTCTTTCAACTTGTTTGAGCACGGAGCGACAGAGTGTTTGGAAGAAACAAAATTTAACCATAATAAACTACTTGAAACCCTATCTATAAGCGACAAGACCACTATGGTTGTTTATGATTTTCATCCGAGACTCAAAACCTATAAAAACAAATTCAATTTGACTTTCTTGGATGAATCAGGTAAGATAACAACTGAAGACAAAGCAAAGGAAATAATTTTACACAATGTATGATAAACTAATATTTGCAACAATTCTGTTTGTTTTTGGACAGACCATAACTTGGTTTAGTTCATATTCACAGTTTGTATGGGAGTGGGCAGCACAACACCCTGTCGCTATAGCACTCATAACAGCAATACCGGCAGCATTATGTTTTATTTACGGAATCAAGTATGCTTACGAGTTCTTTGAGTCAGGATGGGGACCAAGGTTCTACATCTTCTCTCTTTCGTTCTTTGTGATGCCGATTTTGTTCTATTATTTTATGAATGAATCGTTCTTTACATTCAAGAACATCGCATCCACACTACTGGCGTTTGCTATTGTATACATCCAAATGAGGTTCAAATGAGAAAAGTAGAAAAGAAATGGGGTCACGAGTTGATCTGGGCAGAAACTGATGATTATGTTGGTAAGTTGCTACACATCAACGCCGGTCACCGACTATCCCTTCAATACCACGAGATAAAAGAAGAGACTGTTTATGTGCTCTCTGGGACTCTTTACGTTTATGATGGAAAAGGTGGGATAACCAAGTTGTCCCCTGGTCAGAGCTTTCACGTAATTCCTCTACAGGTCCATCGTTTTGGAGCAAACGAGAGCGATGTTGAGATTATGGAAGTTAGCACCCCGCACCTTGATGATGTTGTGAGATTAGAAGATGACTATGGTAGGAAATAGAAAAAACAAAACTATTTATAGCGTTATTGGAGAAAATAATGTCTTTTGCGACTGATAAATGGTTTAAACACATAAGAGGAGAGGTACTCACCGAAGGCTTAGCCGACATTGGATTGGATGAGATGATCCAAAAAGAGATAGAGGCTGCGCTGCCCGAAGCAAGCGAGAAAGGTCGTATGTGGGTTGGTGCTGCTTGGAAGTCTCTTGATGGAAAGAGAATTTCCAACTATGGCTGGTTTGAGGGTTATCTCAGAAACGCGACGGCGGGAGCCACCCTGGACGCATTCCATCGCGGAGATAACAACATCTTGCTTGACCTGATAAGCACCTACACAACACAGCCTGCTGGTAAGTGGCCAAAGGCAAAGCGCAAGTTCGCCAAAAATGTGCTGAAATTTAATTTTCCCGATGACGCAGCCAGACAAGTGCTGATTGATTTTAAAGTTCTTGAAAAGAGAACTTGGAATTGGTTTATCAGTCGCATTGAGAATGTTATCGTTACTCTCAACCAGAACCCAAACAATTATCAGTTAATCAAAGACATTCCTCCCAGCGATTATCAACAAGCTGAAAAAGAGTGTTTTGATTTCCAGAAAACACAGGAAGACCCTGATAAAATTATGCACGTATTCAAGGATGGCTCATACTGGTATGACCTCGACAGTTACCAGTGCAGCATGGAAGGTGATAGAATGGGTCACTGCGGCGGAGATGAACGGGGCACGCTTTACTCACTACGCAAAAAAGAAGAGGGCAAGAAAGCCTCTAAGTCTTACATCACTATTGCCTACAACACCCAAAACGAAACCATCTACCAAATCAAGGGTCGCCAGAACTCAGCACCGCCATCAGAACTATGGAATCACGTTGCAAAGTTCATTGAGATTACAGGCGCAGAGAAATTAGAAGAAACTGGCGAGTATTCTAATGACGTAGAGGGCTTTGAAGAAATGGGACAATGGCTTAATAATAACACCAGCATTTCTTTCGAGGGTTCATTCGAGAAAAGGTTGGAGGAGTTCAGAGAACAAGTAGAACGCCTTGAGAATAGCTGGAGAGGTACAGATTATTTCCAGCAGGTAGACTTTGATGGTGTTTCGACTGATGTACTAGATGGATTTGATGGCGACACCCCTGTGTGGGGTGCTAGTGTAAGTTCCATTGCTTCCAAGCTACCATTTGATTTGTCTGAAGAAAAGATGCGTACTTTTTTCGCTGTTGGCTCCGAAGACCCCCAAGACCTTGCTCTTGGCGACGAAATAGAAGAAGCAATAATGAAGATCGTCCAAGAAGAAGATAGAAACGACATTATAAGAGACGCACACCACTACAGTCAGGCTTATGCTTACTTGGTCAAGGCAGACAACTACGCACAGGCATTCCTTAAAGCCGACAACATGTCGAGACTAATGAGAGAAGACCGAGAGCAATTGACAAAAGGTTCTGATACTTACGTTGTTCTTTGGGACATTAGTCAAGCATTAGCAGAATACGCTGCTGACAACTTCGACATCACCGACGCAGATGCATTCGAAGAATGGTATGAAGTCGTCAACGAATTGGTTGACGATCTTGACGACTCACTTGATGCAATCGAAGATCTCCTAATCTCAAAGAACCTCACAAAGCGCCCCGATTACAAGGGATACATCGACAAGGTTGAGGAAGAATTCAACAACTTTACGGTCGCAACTTCAACCAAAGCAAAAAGAGATGTGATAGAATTGTTTGCTTCTGGTGTTTTGTTTAAGGCGACCGAAGAGCAAATGCAGGCACTCAAGCAGGTTGGATTCAATCAATCGCTCTTTAGACAAGAAAACGGATCTTACTGGGGTCATGCTCTAAGACACGAGTTCTTGGACACCGTGTTTACACACGACAGCCGAGCCAAGGCTTTCGCCAAAAACCAGATGAAACTGAACTTTGGAGAGAAATACGAACAAATTCCTGAAGATACTTTTGATAAGGCATTTGAGATCATAGAACAAGGTGCCTTCATTGGTATCACCACAACCCCAGCAGGCAAGGGAACGCCACCCTCTATTAATTACAAGATTACAATTATTATGGACAAGAACACTTTCCCTGTTCTCGGACCTTACATCGAATACTACGATAATCACTTTGATGTGATGATCAAGGGTTTCCAGAAGGGCGTCAGAGCAGAAGTGAAGAAAGCAGAAGAAGTTTACCAACAGAGAACAGGCTCAGACACAAGTCTACCTGTTGAAGAGGGATTGATCACAGAAGGCTTAGCCGACATCGGACTGCCTGATGACTTGGTTGGTCTGATTACGGAGTTTCTGCCCGAAGCAAGCGAGAAAGGTCGCGTTTGGGTCGGTAATGCTTTTAAAAAATACGCCATCTTAGGTCCTGCCAGAGATCGGATGCTAGCAGAACTTATTACTCTTGTTGATGAGCACTACAAACTCTTTCAGTTTGGGGACAATCCCGAAGCGAATCCTTTTTTGAATCTTGATCGTGCCCTTCGCACGGGAAACATAAAACAAGTTATTAAGGCTCGCAAGTCTTTCGTAAAAGCAGCGAGCAAGCTCGGTGCTGATCAGACAATAACAGATAAGATTCTACGATTAGTTGATAGAGGACTACAAGGGACTTTGAAATACTTTCTCAAAGAAAGAATAAACAGCGTGGTCACTACTCTAAATCAAAACCCCAACAACTACGAAATGATAAAAGACTTCCCCGACTGGGATTGGTCTGCGGCGAACGAGGCAATGGAGGAATACCAAGCAAAAATCGAAAACCCAGACCAGATTATCCACAGATTTGATGATGGATCTTACTGGTATGATCTCAAGACTTCAAGATGTAAAAACGAGGGCGAGAGGATGGGGCACTGCGGTATGGGTATGTGGGGGAGCCTCTACTCACTCCGAAAGAAAGACGAGGGCAAAAAAGAATCTAGGTCTTATGTAACAATTTCTTACAATCCAGGTATTAAAAAAACAATCTACCAAATCAAAGGACGCGGCAACGACGCTCCACTAGAGCAGTTTTGGAAACACATCGCAGAGTTTGTGAATCTAACTGGAGCCGTTCATAATGATGAACTTGGGAAATACGGCAACTCGAAAGAATCTTTCGAGAAGTTAGCAAGATACCTCACTCAAGAGACGGGGATCACCAGCGATCTTGAAGATGATAGTTTACCAGAAGCAAAAGAAGAATTACGAGTTGCTTGTAATGAGAAACTACAGAAATTCAATGAAGTTTATGGAGAAAACACTCCAACCAACCGCTTGCTGGTAGGTGGTGAGATGGTGGGGCATCAGCCCAGAGTCTTCTGGCAACAGGAGACTGATATAATTGCAATAGAATTGCCATTTAAGCCAAGTAAGGAACAACTGATCTGGTCCGGCTCCAATCAGAACGACTCCGACACGCAGGTCATTCTGGAATTGATAAAAATAACAGACTCGTCTGAACTACTATCAACTAAAAATCCTAATTTGGGCATCTCCTTTGTCGCAGCCGGCGATGCTAGTAGAGCTATCCGCGTCCTCGGTGCCGGACGAAGCGCGAGGATCGACTCTGCCAAGAAGGCAGATTCAAGGTTCTGGATGATAGTGGATGGATTGAATCCCTCATTTGTTGACTTTATAAATTCAGCAGCAATTCTCAACCCAGAGGTTTCTCGTGAAAGCGCAGAAGGCTACGCTAATTTCCTACAACGCTTGGGTATGTTGATCGAAACTATGAAAAAAGCAGTCGCAGGACCAATCAAAGATCAGCTAGCCAAGTGGGATGCTGAAGATCAAGGAGAGTCGCTACAAGAAGCAGGCAATCCGCTTGATGTGAGACTCTACGAGATTGACTATGTTATGTCTTATCCTCTTGGTCAAGGCTTTGAAATTACCGACATTCACAACATTATCCGTGCGATCCCTGATGTAACGACTGTTAGAACCGTTGGTAACGCAAAAAGATCACAAGGCAACAGAACACTATCACTCCAGCGCCTAAAGTTTGCTCTCCGTGGGCAAAAGAACAGATTAGAGTGGGTCAGACAAGTGCTTCTACCACAAATACATAAGATTAGTCCAAAAATTCGTATCCACAAGGTAGACCGAGCCGAATTGATTTCTTCAAGCAGGCAGTCACTTGAAGAGTCTTACTACAACTCAACGATGAGGCAGTCCCCCGGCAGAACAACTCCGCTCCCATCTATTCAAAATCTGATAGATGACTGGGTTGAGGGTGGGGTTATGTATGATCAGCCAACAAACCACAACCTAACGCGATACAGCGTAATGATGCCTGTTGAGGACTTGAAACATCTCTGCGGCAGAGAGCCCCGAAAGCACGGACATCATTTTGATGCAGGATACCAGAATTTTATTCAGAATGGTACTCGCGACCCTATTTACTTAGCGATCGGCAAGAACGGGAGAGCAAAGATAACTGGAAATGAAGATGATTTGCGTTACGCAATCAAGGCAGGAGTAGAAGAGGTCCCAGTTTTCATCTCTTATCAAAGGCAGGTCTAGGAGAGCAGATGAAGAAATTAATCCGTAGCTTAGGAACCATAATCTTGGGTGCCATCTTTGGATTATTTCTTATAACCTTGCTCTCTTTGCATCCACAACCACAGAGTCCCCATAGTTACCAAACTGTCTCAAAACATTACGACATAAATCAGAAGCAGGCAATCAGAAGATCGGTCAATTCTGCTGTCCGTGTAGTCTCTATGGATGTGAAGAGTGGTAGTGTGTCCTCTTTGAGCGGAACCTACTTTGTTTTCGAGGACAAGTATTATGTTTTAACCTCTGCTCACGGGATCATTAGTGAATGCGAAACCCTAATGATATTTCATATAAAGGACTACAAGATTTGCAAAAGAGTCGTAAAGATTGATCGCGATTCAGATTATGCTATCTTTGAAGTTGAGGAACTGCCGACAAGAACGGCAATCAAAGTTCCACGAGCACTTGGTTCTTGGAAAAAGAGCTACAACCTCCTTGACAAGACTTACTACACGGGTTATCCTAATAGTATAGGACCTACCACTTGGACTGGAAACATCTCTGGCTTCACTGGAGACTACTTAGTGGTGCAAACTTACGCTTGGTCTGGAGCATCCGGCTCTGGCGTGTTTGACGAAAGAGGAGAACTAATCGGAATAATTATGGCGCTGGATGTGGGAGCAAATGAGTACGGCTATCAGGTTTTAAACAACTTTGTAATCGTAGTCCCCATCTGGCAGATTGATTTCGGTTCTTTAACGGAGTAAAAATGTCAAAAGAAGATAAGAAGGAAAGCCCCTACGAGCAAGTAGAGGGCAAATTGGACACTATTGATTTGTGCCTACACAACGCACAAAAAGAAATAGCAGAACTGGTCAGGAGGATGAAAGAATCACCTGAAGTTTGTCCTGACGAACAAGACGGCGACAAGGCAATACAGGATGCCCTCGACAACTTTTTCATAAACGATTTATTAAAGCAAAAACCAATAGGAGACGCTTGATGTCCGAAGTTACAGCGGTAGTTAGCACGGAGATCGAAGATCTCAAGCCCAAAAAGCTAACCAACAAAGCCCAACAGGGAATGACCACCTTCACTGTGTGTCGTCAAAGTGACGAGACAGGGATTTCGGGAGAGGGGGTTGTTATAGAGGGTTGTGTGTTTGCTACAGGACACACCGTCATCCATTGGCTGACGCCAGCCCCAAGAGGAAGCATCGCATTCTTTGATAATTTTGATGACTTCATCAAGATTCACGTTAGTTCTCACCCAACCAACGGCACAATTATCACCTATGATGATGGGCGACAGACTATTTATACAGCAACAGGCGAGGTAAAGAATAATGAGCCAGAAGAAAGTAGACCAGCGTAAACAGCCACCCCCCTCACAGATAATGGGGAACGACGCTCAGCGAGCACTAAAGAATCAACGTAAGAAGAATGGCAAAATGTATACCCAAGCTAAGGGTATCAAAGGTCAGATAGCCAGCGATCCCTACAAAGGCAAGGTTTCATTTGGGACTGATAAGTATCGTTTTGAGGAGGTTCTTGAGGTTGATCCCGAGGGATTCCAAATCAATGATCAGTTGGAGCCCCGTCTTTGGAAAGATGAGAAGCTACGCGCATTCATCGGAAAGAAGCTAACAGAGATCGCAAATGATTTCATTGATGGCTTACCTTTTAACGTAACAATCCAAGATCTCAGGTTCACAGGCTCCCTCGCAAACTACAATTGGTCAAAGTATTCCGACATAGACCTCCACATCGTTATAGACTTTGAAGAGTTGGACGACAACAAAGAGTTGGTGAAGGAAATGTTTGATGCCAAGCGCCTGCGTTGGAATGAACATCACGACATAACTATCAAAGGCTATGAAGTAGAACTTTATGTTGAGGATGTTGGCGAGGAGCATTCATCCTCTGGCGTCTACTCTGTTATGGATGATGAGTGGATAAACCATCCCGAACAAATAGACCGCTCGGTCGATCTCGACACAGCCAAGAAGAAAGCCTCAGACATAGAACAACAGATTGCCTCTATAGACGCTATGTTTGACCGTGGTCAGTTTGAAAAAGTGATTAGGCACGTTGACCGCTTGAAGAAAAAGATTCGCACTATGAGGCAAGCAGGGCTCGACACGGAGGCTATGGAGTTTAGCCCCGAGAACATCGCATTTAAGTTGTTGCGCCGCAACGATCTCCTTGATACATTAACCAAGTTGAAATACAAAGCCTACGACCAATCTATGACCCTGGACGACTGATGGAGTTCTACGACATTACTGAGGATGCTTATCCTCACCCTGGCGAATACATCCTCTATGTCCCCTCGCAGGCTATCGTGTTATGTGGTGCTTACACGGGCACACACATCAAGGCACTCCATAATGGAAAGGTGCTAAAGGATCGTGTCGAGAACTTCAAGAAGATTAAAATTGGCATGAAGGAGAGAAAAGCCAAGTTTGTTTCCAAATGTAAAGCGTGTGGTAAATGACCAAGATTTATACCTACTGCCTGTTCGACACTGACGACACCTTCCACGGGGTCTACTCTTCACTCTCCGCAGCCTATCGTGATGCGATCAAACTCGCAAACCGAGGTCAAAGCAAGGTTATGCTCCAGACTGAAGATGGATGGGTCGATCCTGACTTGACAAAGCTCCGCAACGTGTTATATTCTAAGTGTGATGTGGTGGTTGTGTTGCAAGGCGGACGCCACAGAGCAAAGATTCTCAAAACAAGGCTTAAAGAATGAAGATGCCAACAATTCTGCAAGAAAGTATCAAGCATACCTTGACTAATCGGAGAGCCTCCAAGATAGATTGGTCGAGCAGTCCCCTAAATGCGGTCAAAATGGCTGGCAAAAATGCCGTAGGAGACTTTGGCGAACATTGTGTTAGAAACTTTTATGATTCTATCGGTGTTGAGTCGCAGATTATCAAAAAAGGACATGATGTTGTCGCTGGCTCAAAGAAGATTGAGGTAAAGACTGCTTTTCAAAACAAAGGCGGCTCCTACTTCTTCAATCAAATCTACTATGAGCACCAAGAGACTTCTGCCGTAAAGGATTGGGACCATCTTGCTTTTGTGTTTGTTTCTCCCAATCGTATTGAGATTTGGGAATGTAAGCGACCTGATAATCCTAGCCTCCACTTTACGAAGAATAACGGTTGGGCTTGGAATAAGAACAGTTCTCACAAACTTGAAAACATTTGGAAATGTATCTACTCAGAGGACGTATAATGTCAAACAATGTTAAAGCAGGTCACAAAGAAAAACAGTCCTATGCGAATACAAGAACAACTGGTAAGGAGCAGTATTACACTACTCCTGAAGTTGTTGACATTTGTTTAGATGAGGTTCGTAAACACATCGACCTTGCCGATCGCGCTATTCTTGAGCCTTGCGGTGGTACCGGAGAGTTTATCGAAGGCTTCCGTCGTATTGGCATTGAAGACAAGAACATTTTATCTTTTGATATTGAACCAAGGCACCCTCTTGTAAAAGAAGCAAACTATCTTGAAACTCAATTTGACAGGACTGACTTGATTTCGATAACAAACCCTCCGTTTGGTAGGGCAAGTTCATTGGCAAAAAAGTTCTTTCAGCACGCATCGGGTCATTGTGAATACATTTGCTATTTAATCCCCAAGTCTTGGAGGAAATGGTCAACCCAAAACAGTTTGAACAAGAGCTTTCATCTTGTATCTGACATTGAGTTGCCAAAGAACTGTTTTTACAGACCAGATGAAGAGCAGGAGTCAAAGAAGGGTGTCCTGAATACTGTGTTTCAGATTTGGAAGCGAGAAGACGAAAAGAGACAAAAGATAAAGATTGCCGATCACGGCTTGGTTCAAAAATTGAAGCCATCTAAGAAAGAAGTAGAAGTCCAAAGAGAAAACGGGGTCTCTATCCAGAAGCGCCCAGATAAAATTATAGGCGCTAACTTCCAGATGGTTGTCTTTGGTCACTCATGCGGTAAGTGCGAAGACTTAGATCCAAACCAAGAATACGAAGCGAAGACAACCACCATGTACTATGAGATTGCAAGGCAAGATGTTAAGGATGCAATGAGAGCTATTGACTTCTCAGTCCACTTCAACAATGTTGCATATGTTCAAGCTCTTTCGCTGCAAGAAATCAATTATGAATTGAATAGTTACTTTGGGTTGCCAAGTTAAATTTGATACTAACTTTTTCTGCTTGACAGCAGGCGCTCCCCCGGTTATCTTATGTACGTCACAAACACAACACGGAGAACCCATGACTGACAACGACCACAACGCCTTCCTCTCTATGCACGGAGAGATTGATTGCGAGAACCCATTTGACGAGGTAATGTTTGAGTGGGACGATTGGGAAGATGAAGAGCACTCCCGTTACTGGTGGGTGTGATGTTTATAATTTACGGGGTGAGCGATTGCCCCTATTGCCTACACGCCCAAGCATTATGTATGGAGAAGGATGCTGACTACACTTGGGTGATGATGGATTGGTCAAAAGAATATCGAGAACTGATCAAAGGGACATTCAATTGGACAACTTATCCAATCATCACCAAGTTAGATTATCAAAGTGGTGACGAACAACTCGTTGGCGGCTTTGACGAACTACAAGTAATGCTGCTTTCAGCCGAAGAGTAGCATACTTACTATGTGGAACACCTCTCCCCCGGCGACCTTGTAAGATGGATTACAGATTACAGAGTCTTTGAAGCCAAGAATGATGGAGAGGTGTTCCCCATAGACGCCGTGTGGGCATACGGAATAATCATTGAGGTGTCGGGAACAGATCCCCTTTCAGTCGTGCTGGTGAGACTGGACACAAACACTCACCAGATTCTACACATGATTCACGACGGGTTTGAACTCGTCAGCAAAGCCAACGGAGATTAGAATGACAAACAAAATCAAAGCAGGCTCACTTGTTTGTATGAAGAACAGGAAGGTCGGCGGACAAGGTTTGGTGCTGGAAAGGGTCAAAGACATCAATGAGTATACCGAATTCGATCTATCGACCGCGTGGCTACAACTTTATGATAAGTCCCGCGAGGACTACCATTTCAGGGATGTGGGGGCTTATAGTTCCTTATGGGCTCTGCGTGATGATGCAAAGTGTTCTATCAAACAAGCAATTTATGAAGATCACGCCAGCTTGAATAAGCAACTCATTAGTGAGTTTTTCAGTTGGAATGCTGCCTATCGTTGCCTCAAGGAAGGAAAGAAGGTTCTTGATCCAAACATAGATTTCTGTCTTGTGAAGTGGTGGAAGAGCCCTTCTGACTACTCTACAGAGCCAGCGAAGTTTTACAAGGACAAGACTATCTGGACTTGCTCAGGTTTGCTCAAAAATCTCTAAGATTACCGCTTGACAACAGGCGATCACTCCGTTAGATTATGGGTGTAGGAGAGAGAATGTCCAACCCACCTTGCGAATACTCCACTGGACCGCTCACCGAGCGGCTTATGTCTTACAGAGGAAGGAACTCCCGCTACTTCAACATCGCCCGCAAGTCTGCGCTCTGCTCCGAGCAGACCGACTACAAGCACGGCGCTGTTCTTGTAAAGGGAGGTTCTGTTATCAACACAAGCTGCAACAAGAACCGATTGGTTTCATTTGGTTCTCGTTTTTGTAAAGACCACGATGGCATCGCAACACTCCACGCAGAGTTGGGCGCAATTCTTGGGCTTGATCGCACTGTCACAGAGGGCGCAACCGTTTATGTTGCGCGCGTAGGCAAAGATGGTGGCTTTCGGCTTTCAAAGCCTTGTGCGATGTGTCACGCAGCAATGCAGCACGTCGGCATCAAGCGCGTCTATTGGACCATTGATGATCATAATTGTGCGATGGGGAAACTATAATGCGTAAATGCGGAAATTGTGGTGAGACCGGTCATAACCGACGCACCTGCCCAACTGCCAGCAAGAAAAAAGAAACAACAACTGTAGAAGAAGAGATCAGCACTGCCGAGGTTCGTTGCGACAGCAATTGGAATCCGATCACAACCAAGAAGAGAGTGATGATCTGTCGCTCTTGTGGTGAGAAAGATGACCACACCGCAAAGAACTGCCCTTACAAGCCTACCCCCGAAGATGTAGAACTTGGTCCTACCGTTATGGAATGTGGTCATTTTACTTGGTGGATGGAAGATGGCGAGTGTTCTCATTGTAACCAGCGCAAGAAGCTCAAGGCGCAGTCGTGCGAGCCTCGATCGTGACATTCCGCGACTTGACGACCTTGCCCTCCTGTGTTACATTACAAGAGTAAGGAGAAAGAAGAATGATTAAAACAAATGATTTGCAGAGTATACAAAACAGTATAAACCACCTAAGAAACTGTGAAACTCTTGATAAAGATTCTGCTATTGATTGTCTTGATGAGATCTTCGCCATTCTTTTGAAGATGAACAAGATGAAGATCAAGTCTTATCCTTACAGCTACGAAACATCAATTGTATTGGAGAACGAAGAGTGATTCACATTACAGGCAAGATTCCAAGAAGAGTTGCTGTCGCTGTAAGCGGCGGGATTGACTCTATGGCGGCTCTTGACTTTCTTCGCAGAGCCCACGATGTTGTCGTGCTACATTACAACCACGGCACACCTTATGCTCCAAAGGCAGAGGCGCTTGTTCGTGCTTATTGTATTGAGCACAAACTGACCATCGTCATCGGAAGATGCGAGGAAGAGATGCCTGCTGGTGTTTCCCCGGAAGCGTGGTGGCGCGATAAGCGTTACAAGTTTTTCACAGAAGCAACAAGTTCCCCGATTATCACGGCACACCACCTTGACGATCAGGTTGAGAACTGGATCTTCACAAGTCTGAATGGCAACCCATTCTTGATCCCGCACAAGCGCGATCAATTCATCCGACCTTTCTTGACCACAGAGAAGCGAGACTTTACGATGTGGTGTATTCGCAAAGAAGTGCCAACCATCAACGATCCCAGTAATGGTGACTATCGCTACAGGCGCAATTACATTCGCAATGTAATGATGCCGCACATTACACACATCAATCCCGGCATCAAGAAAGTTATCAAAAAGAAAGTCTTTGACAGCCTGTGATCACCCGGTTACATTACAAGAGTAAGGAGAGACACATGCAAGACGTTGAACACAGAGACTTCCGCCTCCAGTCCAATGGGATGGACGAGGTATTCGTTGTCGCTACTTCTGGCACCCTTGCCGATCAAATTGCTTGGATTCAAGTCGAGCACAAAAATGGTGAGTTGGTTGTTATTGCGTTTTCCAGCAACGGCGCACACGATGGCGTTGAACTCGGCAAGATCGACAAGGACGGCGCTCTCGTTTTTTCATCGAAATAATCCTTGACAGCAGACGATCACCCGGTTAAATTACAAGAGTAAGGAGAGAGACACATGACCACTGACGAACTGCGACACAACTATGCCGATGCCTTCATCGCTCTCGTGATGGATAGTGCCGAGGGAAGCTCCCTGGATGTCCATCACCGCGATGCGATCATTCTCGCCCTTCAGGATGCGATCGAGTTCTTCTCGGCGGTCGAGTACGGAACTGCGATTCCTGAATAAAAATCCTTGACAGCAGACGATCACCCGGTTACATTAAGAGGGAGAGAGGGGAGCACCCCTCACAACGATGAAGCGAGAACATCAAAAAAAATGCTTGACAGCCGCTCCCCAGTCGGTTACATTACAGGGGTAAGGAGGAACACAGCAACCTCCCGACGCAAAAAAAACGCTTGACAAGCCGCGCCCTCTCGGTTATAATAAGAGGGACACAAGGGGAGATAGCTCAATTGGTTAGAGCATCAGTCTCATAAACTGAGGGTTCTGGGTTCAAGTCCCAGTCTCCCTACCACTCAGGTGTCGCTTCTACCTTAAAAGGAGCATCAATCTAACAAAAGGCAACAACATGACTACTACTCCACTAAACAGCACCTTCCTCAAGGAAGCATCCTACGACACCGGCAGCCGCACCCTCACCGTCGTGTTCGCCAATGGTCGCACCTATTCTTATCAGAATGTTGACCAGACTATTTTCCAGGGACTAATTAACGCCGATAGTTCCAGCCGCTTCTTCGGCTCCAACATTCGTGGTAAGTTTAGCACCGGCTCCTGATGGAGTGAAAGCCCCGCCCCCGGCTTTGTAGGGGGCTCACCCCCGCAATGATGAAGCGCGAACA